TAAGCCGAACTCGGTCAAGCTATGATCTGCCGAAGGAGAGAGGCGTGGAAGTTCTTCCCTCGCGCTGTAGCATCGCCTAGACACTTCGTTCTCGGTGTAGAGATGAAGGTTGTTGGCGATCTGGTAGTAGTTACCGACTAGCAATCCGGAATGAAAAGCAACATACTCCAGCAACATCGAGAAGTGAAACACGTTGCTGCCGAGCGCACCGTAGACGATGTCGTTGCTACGGTTGGTCACGGTCATGTCCAGGATTCGGCGACCCAGAATTTCATTCTCGGTGGGCCGAGTACTGAACAACACCTGGAGATTGCAGGCGAAGTCCTTGCTATTCTTCAGGAACAGGTCTGTCGGATTCCACATAGACATGACTATCTGTCGACTGCTGGGATTCTCAGTCAGCTGACGAACGACTTCCAGCAATTGGTCACCCCATTCCCGACGCCAGCGATGACCGTAGGCCGTCCCGCGCAAGACCTTACTGTCGTCCGAGTACTGCATCATATTCGGATTGAATAGAAGTAGAGGCTCAATCTGGTTCATGCCGGCGAACATCCACATCGTTTCAAACAGATGAAAGAACGGGTTGGCATCCCGGACAGGATTGGTCAGCAGACGACGACAAGGATCAGTGTACTTGATTGTAGTCGGCTCTGGGAATCGGAGTACTGGCCCGTTACGAGAGTCTTCTGCAATATTCCAGATAGCTAGATCCATCAGGACTTGGTTCAGTCCCAGGTTTAGTTCTTTGATTTCAAATTGTGGCATTTTCTTTATCCTTGAAGTATTTGTCTAGAAAGTCGAGTTCTTTGGTAATCCCATAGGTCTGCCACCGGGCAGCGTCGACCATGTTACTCCATGCTATTTTGGCTACAGATTCAATACAGTCGGGATCTTCAGCGACCACCGCCATGCACCAAACGCAGTCGCCTCCACAGTCCGTGGAGTAGTCATCTTCTGGATTATCTAGCTTTCGTTTACATATGTTGCAATCGGCCACAGGAGTCTCCTTGATTATATCTTAGCGTGGGGATCTTCAAAAGGCAAGTTCAGGGATGTAGACACCGAGGGTTGTTCTCCTATGGATAGTCACGTCTCGGTCCTCGCTACATCTTCGGGTAGAGGGGATACCCACGTTGCCTGACCAACGTAAGTCTAGAATTTCCTCGGGAATAACTGGCGCATCAATGGTTCTTCAGCATCGTGGGCATAGCCCGGCATCGAACGTATAGCGTCAACCAAGATGTCCATCATCTCCAGAGGCGAACGAGGCTTAATCTCGGCTAAAAGTCGGGCTCCGAGTTCCTTTGTTGTAAGCCTGCTTCCACTGCACCCGCACATCATCGCGGACACCGGCAAATCCACCAGAACCGGTTGAAGGATTCTTTTGCACGACCTTAACGGAGTTTGGGTGGAGCGCGGCCAGTTTGTGAGCGGCAGCGGATTGAGTTTCACCCGTCCGGTAATGTGAGAAGCCACCTGGAGCTCCGGATCCTTTACACTGGTCCCAAGCCGCGTCGACGATAGAGACTGACTTCTCACCTCTTTCGAACAGGCTGAGTGTGACATGGTAGTCCTCCATCATATCAACGTCGTCGTAGCGAATGCCGTAGTGTCGAAGTGCATCGCCCCAGACACAGTGGACTGCATTCATGCGATCATTGATGTTGAAGCGTTCTGGGAAGGACCAGTTGTTGCCTTGGCGAGGGCTTAGTCCGGCGTGATTGAATATGGAAAATACTCCACCCTGCGAGTTATTTTCTCCGACTGCAACGAGAGTATGAAGTCTAGCGAAGATACCGAAGACATCAGCTCCAGCCGGACGTAGATTGTGCGCGCTAGGATCCTTACGCACAAAGAACGCCAGATCATCGTCGCACATGATAACTGGTTGAGCCTTGTCAGAAAGCTCGTCGACAATCCATTGGCGTACAGCGGCCAACCGCACCGGGGGCCGTGCGACCGCGCTTCGACCACGTTCGAGATGGTCGTCGAGCTCCTCCGGCGGGCACACTAGCCGGGTAAATGGCTGGAGTTCTGGGCCTAGGTTATCCCAGGTAAATTGAGCGTTTACGCGATCTCGCGTAGGTATGAAGATTTGCATCAGAGTCTACTCCTTAGTATAGGGCTTCTTGAATTCACGTCCACAGAGTTCTTCGGGAGGGGTATATTCGGACCAAGCATCTTCCATTCGGCCGGCGAGGGTGTTCTGTCTCGCCTTTATCTGCTGACCTTCTCTATGTCGGGACATGTATCCAGCGCAGAACGCGTCATAGCCGATCGCTACCGCTAGATCAGAGTCGTGCATTTGTTCTTCTTCAGCCACCGACTTGACTCCCGTCTTTGAACTTCACCAGTACCGTACCAGTAAGACGCTCCATTTGCCAAGCGTTACCTATTGCTATCGGCTGACCTCGTTCATCTCGCGCGTAGCGGGTCAACCATCGTTCACGAGTGTCTAGCTCGTAGACTTCTGGGATCAGGACGCCGTCTAAGAAGACTTCTGTTACTTCGTTGGATTCAGGACTTTCGCCGGCTTTCAGGTGCATGTGAGTCTCCTACAGATAGACGATATTCCCTGAGCAGCCCACATTCAATCGGAGACGCAGCGTCTCGATCATTTGCGTTAGCAGGGCATTCGGTTCAGTTCGGCTAATCTCGTGCCAATCGTGAATGACGACCGCTTCGAACCGATACCCGGCGAACTGCTGGCGCAGAGTGAAGAACTTCCAGTCGGGACCCAGGACAGGACGTAACTGGCGTTCTAAGTCTCGGCGAGTACGTTCGTTGCGAAATATGAATGCTTTCATCTGACCATCCTCGTGTTGAACTCTTTAAAGAAGAATTCTTCCAGCTTTGACAGTGCCTGTCTAGCTTCAGCTTCATCCATCTGCACCATGACCTGTGCCAGAGTCATACGCTGCATCATGAGGCGACCGTCTGGGAGTCGAAGAGTTATGTTGAGCTCGGCTCCTTCCTTCACAGCTCTAACCCCCTCGCCTTCTTCCAGTCGTAGCCCGAACGTGGACGACCTTCGCCGTTCTGCACCCGAAGATACTTGTCTAGCTCACACAGGTTGAACTGAACGTCAGTAACGCCGAACTCTACGCCGATCTGAGGCATATAGTCTTTGAAGTGACCTTCGGTGGATAGTCGACCCATGAGAACACGCATTTCGTGTAGTGCCACTACCTGCTTCATAGCAGTTTGAATCGGTCGACCGGCAAGACGGTTCAGGCCCCGAACAGCACCAGGACCAACTGGCGACCATGTCAGCTTGTCTTTGGCATTCTCTAGCACAGGGCACAGCATCATGTCAAGCGCAATTTCCTTGGACATGAACGGACCAATGCCCGGAAGAGTCTGAAGAAACTCGGCGACATTCTGCCAAGAACCCTGCTCGCAGAGTCGGACGAGCTGGTCTAGGTTCATCCGGAGTGGGGAAAGGAACTGGTTGACCACGACGTTCTGCTTCGGGTCGGTACTGCCAGCATTCGTGATGATGTACGCGCCGGTGAAGACCTTCTCGCGTCGAGACAAGCGATCCTTGGCGGTCTTCAGAAGATGCTCGGGATCCCAAGTATGCTGATAGCCGATCGCACCGAGGAAGTCCTGGTGCCCGAAATAGCGGGCGATAGCACAGTTCAAGATCTGAACATCAGCAGGCGCATCGCGATTGGGATCGTACCAGTTCTTGACCAGCCAGCGGGTAGTACGATCGTACTTTCGCAGGACGTTGGTGAACTTATACTTGTTGAGGATTGGGTCGGTCGTCCAGGGACCATCAAGGCCGGACTCGCGTTTCTGACGAATTGATTCTCGCTCGTTCAGATAGTGAACGAAAGTCTGAAAATTATCAAGCATGTCTGTCTCCGAATGAGAAAAAGGGCGGGCATCAGAGATACCCGCCCTCGTATTCTACGACCCGAAGTACAGCTTAGGCTGCTTCAGCTTCCGCAGCAGGCGCCGACGCCGACTGAGCATGGGTGTAACCAGCTTCGGTCAGATAGACGTAGGTCACCTTTGTACCTTCTTCGTTGCCGTCGACTTCCTCGGTACGAATCAGGCCAGCAGCTTCCAGCTTGGCGAGGTTATTTTCAACGGTCTTGGTCTTCTTGCCGGTTTCGGTGACGAAGTCCTGGACAGTGATCATGGTGCCGTCGAGATCAGCGGAGTCGAGCACTTCGCCCTTGGTCACGATGAAGTTCAAGGTGTCGATCTCAGCCTGCTGGGCCTTGGTCAGCTTCTTAGGCTTCGGTTCAGCCGCCGCCTTGGGAGTGGCCGCAATTGTCGAGTATTCCAGACCCAGATCTTCGTGCGACAGATAGCCATACTTGTTCACGGCGTCGCGAACGTATGCCTTGATGAACGGCGCACCGTAGTTATCCGACTTCTTCGGAGTGAAGTTCGCCAGCATGTGAGTTTCCAGCTCTGCGTAGCTTACGCCGTCGCCGCCGTTCAGATCACGGACCGTCTGACGAACAACGTCCTGCACGGTGCCTTCACGAACGGGAGTAGCACCGAGAAACAGCTTCTTATCAGTATCCAACTTAACAGCCATCTTCATATTCCTTCTTGGGTTGAAAGTATCAGAACGCGGTGGTTCCGTCGTTGTCGTCATCGGCAGGGTTTTCCACCGCTGCCTTCACTTCGCCAGCGGTAATCCGTTCGCGGAGTTGCTTTGCCTGAGTGAAGATTTCCTTTCCGTTGGGAAGATCCTTCACCTTCGCACCTTCCTCAATGAGGAATCCGTACCAAGAGCCCTGATCGTTGGATTCGGGCTGAGTGGTGATCTTGTACGAGTAGAAGTAGATCGCTGGACGGATAGTTTTACCCGTTCCAGGATGGCGTTCCATGCGATTGTTGATGGTACTGGCCCATCCACGACCCTTCTTTGCCTGACTCGCAGCAAAGTTGAGAACCGCCATTTCGTACTCGCCGGTTTCTTCATCGACGAGAATCACGAAGTATTGCATAGCGTCTACGAGTTCATTGCCGTCGGCATCAATTCGCTTACGCTTTTCATTTTCGGGAGTCGCGTTGTACACCGTCGGATCATCACCGTAATCGTGTGCTGGTCCGCCGTTGTTCGGTTTCCAGGCCATATAGCGATGGCCGAAGCTCACCGGAATAGCGAGGAAGCCCTTTTCACCGTCCATCAGCTTGCGAGTAGCTGAGTTGACGAAGAAGCCCTGTTCGGCGCCCTTGATGTACTTCGCATGGTTCTTCTGCACTTCCTTGGAAAGTGCTTGGATGATGCGAACGTACGGAATGAGCATGTCGGACTGTTCAAAGTCCTCAAGCCCCTCGCCGGCACCGGAGAAGAAATCATCCTCTTCGCTGTCCAAGAGATCCGTACCTGTCTGGGAAGCCGCTAGAGCGGTGGATTCTGTGGCCTCGTCTGGGGCCGGAGTATCGTCCTTCTTAGCTGCCATTTTCGTTCCTTTATTTTCAGTCCACTAGCTTACCGCCAGGACTTTCACTATAAAGCCTACTGCTCAGTAGGCAAGCGATATTTTAGTCGCCGGTAAATAATTACTTGATGACCGCCTTGTCGCCATAGAAACATCCCCACTTGTCAAGCGGCAGCATCTTCCCATTCATGATCTGGGTGCGAGCAAATGCCATGAAGGTCTGAGGATGAACGTCCAGCTTAAGTGCCGGATCGAATCCCATCTCCACGAGCTGGGCCTTGGCCTTCTCGGCCTGTTCAGTAGCACCTTTATCAAACGCGAGACTGAGATTGCGCTTGATTAGGTCAGAGTGACCATTGGAATCTAGCCAAGCGAACGCCTCCTCCTTGGACTCCGCTGGAATCCCACCGACAATGAACTTCGTGGTGACCTTGAGACCTTCCAGAGTTGTTATCTCTTTGACGCCTGCCTGCTGGAGAAGGTCAGGCAATTCCCGCGTCTCAATGATAGCCTGACGAGCAACTAGCTTCTTCATCTTCTCCTTGAGCTCGTCGACTTCGCCGCCGAGGCGACGATGTTCGCGAGCAAGGTTTGTCACCTCTGCTTTGAACTTCTCAATCCCGTTGGTATTTTCGTCTTCTTCAAAAAAGTCTACATCAGTATCTGTCACTGTTAGTCCTCCGCAGCATCAAGGCATACTTCTATCGGGGAGTAGAAGCCACTTACCGGCTGTCCCGGTTTACTAGCATGGCTTTTCTCAAAACGCAAAAAGCGAAATTTAGTGATACCTAGCTCGGAGAGAATCATTCCGGCTAAGATGGCCGAAAGAGGATCGCCTCCGGCCCAGACAATAAAGTCTTCTTTGTAGTTGAATTTCTCAAGAGCCTGGAATAACTTATCCATAGAGGCTTCTGGATTAGAGCATGTACGATCTCCGGCAGAAAGCACAAAGACAATATCCCCGTAAACGGCGGCAGGGCTGACGTCGGCTTGAAACCGAGTGGCCTGCAATACATAGACCTTACTCATCGGCGAAGAGATCCCTTATGTCAATTAAATTCTCGGCTACGGACTTCTTTGACCGAAGCAGTTTGTCAATACGCTCATCCACAGTGCCTGGAGTCACCAGCATGTGATAGTTGACTGTACGAGTCTGACCAATGCGGTGGCAGCGGTCATTGGCCTGCAACTCGTTCTCCAGGGAGAAGTCCCGGCTGTACCAAATGACTTCAGATGCGGCTGTGAGGTTAAGGCCAATACCGCCAGTCTTCGGAGTACTGAGAAACACCTTGATATTCGGATCATTACGAAACTTATCAATGTTCGGCTTACGGTCTTCTTTCGGAGTCGAGCCGACATAGTCTACGTATCCGATCTTGGCGTCGTCAAGAGCCTTAGTCAAAAGGCGATGATCCCCTTCAAACTTCATCCAGACGATCACCTTGTCGGTAGCTGCCTGGATGATCTCGATCGTGCGGGCGACACGTTGATTGGGGAACTCCTGATACATTTCAGGTTCCACGACTTTTCCGTTCTCGTCTTTCTTCTCGCGCTTCCAGATGAAGCCACTAACCAGTTGCTGAAGACGAATAAGACGAGTTAGGGCCATACGGGCAGTAAGAACACCCTCCTCCAGCTCTAGGAAGAAGTCCTTCTTCATCTGCTTATAGACCGAACGCTGCTCCTCAGTGAACAGAACTTCCTGGCGAATAAAGTTCTTCTCGGGGAGATCCAGGCAGTCTGTCTTGAGAACTCGGTAGGTGTACGAATCGATCTTCTTCTTGAGTTCGTCCTCGTTCATATAGCCGACGATAGCTTTACCTCGGAACCCACCCATACGGCAGAAGTGATTCCTAAAAGCGTAGAAACTATTGTACCCGAGAATCTGCGGATCTAAGAACATAAACTGACTGTATAGATCTTCCACACCCTGTGAAATAGGGGTGCCGGTCAGAATGCGGCGATACTTTGCCAGCTTACCGAGCTCAAGAAGATTCTTAGTACGCTTGGAACTGTCGTCCTTAATTCGGCTACTTTCGTCAATGACCAGCATGACGTTTGAAGACAGGAGAAGTTCCCGGAGCAGCTTAAGACCCTTGGGATATGACATCATATCAATGTGAATCGCAAATACCCTGAGACCCTCCTTAAAGGCCAGTGTTTTGCCCATTCTGCGGCCTTCTTCAAGACTAGGGCTTGCAACCGTGTACGCCCCGCACCAAGGGACCATAGGGCTAAGATGCTCTGGAACCTGCTCGTTCACCCACTGAGCATGAACCCCGTTAGGTGCGATAATAACGAGAGTATCTATCTTCCCATTATCGCCCCCGTTGAGGTAGAGATCAGCGGCATCATCCAGGGTGACCTTGGTCTTACCTGTGCCCATCTCCATGAAGTAGCCAAATGCAGTCTTGCCTCGGGCCAGAGCGAACGCTTGGTTTTGATGCTCGTAAGGCTGATGCTTGAACGGGAAGGCTACCGAAGCCAACAACTCATGTCGACGAACACGAGTTTCCCGTTCTTCAATACGACGCTGTTGATAGTCCAACGCAAGCTGCTTGGCAGGGCCGCGCCATTGGATGTCCTCTAGGCGGCTATCGAGAAACTCTAGGTTGGCTCGAGAAAGCTCAAAGTAAGGGGTGCCCCTAACGTACTTCTTGCGTCCTGGAAGGTCTGTAAGAGCGTTAAAGACGTGCGGAGGAACTCTTCCGAGAATCCACGCTTTCTTATCATCAGAGTCTATGATTACAGAGGTCACGCTATGCTTTCTAGTATCCACGTTTGACTGTGTGTGTTGAACGCATCAAAGGTGATGGTTCGACCTTCAGTAATCGTGCAGTATAGTATATTCTTTTGCAACCTTGCCACATCTTCTACGTCTAGACAAGCAAAAAATTCTCGACCAGACCCCCGCCAGTAGTTGAACTCGTAGATATGATCCATGAGTTCTGTCTTATTCAGGAACTCCATTTTGACGGAAGCGGTTATGATTGGATCTCTAGGATCAGTGAGTAGAACGCCTCGATCCGAACGCTCTCTGGGGGAAAGATCTTGGAACCCGATACTAGAACCATACTGCCAGCCGGTAGAAGGCACGAACTTCTTACCTACGAATAGACGTCCGGCCGTGAACGTGGGATCTAAGGTAGCGTCTCCGGTTACGAGGATTCGTAGATACCGAAAGGTACGTACAGTCGGGGACACCCAGAAGCTCTTGTTGCGGAGTAGAACCGACCTTCGAGGATCATTAATCTCCCCAGACCAAGATCCTGGTACAGACTCTAGATGAGCAGCGGCAGGATTAGAAGCCGCTAACGTGGTGTAGACAGAACCGTCAGTACTGGCGGATATGACCCACAGGGCCTTATAGCTGAGTGAATTATGAAGGAGGGCGACAACATCAAACTCTCGAGCAGCGCCGAAGTCCCAGTTGATCGTAGCCACCGGACCGGTCGTCTTCAGAACATGAGTGGGGTCCATGGACCGAAGATTAGCTGCTGGGAAGTTGGCGTCAGCTACCGAGCAGGTCGGAGAACTAGCGAACTCCAGGTGTCGCGGAAACTGCTCAATGGGTGCTGCGAATAGGATACTCATGGTTGCGGTCCGAACAGCTGGAGATCGTAAAACAGAGAGCTTGAGTCTTTCTTAAGACCCTTTATTATGAAGTTCTTCCCAGCCGATAAGTTGAACCGGGGGTGAACAATAGTGATCGTCTGCCCGATTTCCAGAAGAGGATACTTCTCTTTGAGTATCTGGCAGACCCACGTCCAACTATCGACTTTCCTAAGATTCAGAACCTGAGTACCGAAGGTTATAGCGTCGGCCTTATTCTTGATTAAGGTACTATGGATGAGTTCCACGGCCAATGGATGGCGAACTACGACAGAGGCGTCTTCTACGGTCTCGGTACGGAATTCCTTGGTAGAGAATACCAGAAGGGAAAGGTTAATAGACATCTCCTGGAAACCTCTCCTCGGTGCAGCGTTCTAGCCAGACTGCGTTGTTGCGGTTGACATCGTCTCTGGTCTGAGAAGTATCACTGGCTGAAGTATAGACAGGCTTGTAGAAGACGCAGAAAGTATCAACCGGCGGAAGTGGCAGAGGATCAATCCCGGGTGAATCGATCTCGCACCCAGCCAGAGTAAGCAGGATCAGACTTGAGGCGATCTTCAGTCTCATTGACTTTCTCCACATCTTCAAGTATTTCTTGGGTCTGTTCAACAACGGCTTCGTGATGCTGAATTACCTGTTCAGTATATTCCTGAGCCGCAGCCTTTTCGCTTTCAGCTTGGCGCTGTTTACGACCAGTCCGGATCAGGAGGACGATTGCCAGCAGGAGAGCTCCGAAGAACCCTCCTGCCAGATATAGTTGATTGAACATCAAAGTACCGGGGGAGCCGGAGTTTCTACTACTACCGTCTTCTTCCCGATAAGGCTCGGGGCGAAGATAGCAATGAGCGAAGCTAGAGCCGTGACTACTGCCGGAGCATTGTCAACGATACGGTTGATAGTCTCATTGTCTAGACCGAACATGCCGAAGAACACGGCGATACCGGCCCAGGTCGAGGCTTCTTTCAGACGATTGATGATGTAGTCCACAGGACTTCTCCTTAGTTAGCGAGTTGGAACTCTTCAGGGCGCGCTTCAATATATTCTTCCAGACGCTCCGGATGTTCTTCTACGAACTTTTCACACCCTTGACGATCGAAGTCCTCAGGAAGACATTCGGCGACAACTTCGTCCTCAGTCACCTGAGGTTCCGCTGGCGAATCTACCGCCGGAGGTTCGCCGCATGAAGATAGTAGACCCAAGAGGGCGGTGAAGATAATAAGTCGGTTCATCAGTATTCTCCTATGAACACCCTGCCATAACATGCAAAACTAGAGATGACAAGTAGTTGCGCTTGACTAGATCATATTAACGTGATAATCATCCATGAACATCTGGAATCCGTTTGGGGCTGAAGCCATGTTGAGAGTGACCAGGAAGTGAGTAGCCCAGAATGGACTGTACCCGTCGTGTATCGTACTATCGTCGATGCGACCAGTAGAACTAGATACCCGAATCCAGTCAGTGCCAGCGACAAGATCAAGATCGGTTTGCGGAAGATCACTGATGAATTGCTGCTGAGCTATGTACGGCGTCTTATCTCCGTTGTCATAGATATTCGCAAAGTACGAAGTGAAGTAGACATCGGCTGTACCACTTCCGCCAGCAGGAATCTTGTAGAACCATTCTGCGCCGACTGTGCGAAAGGCGTCAATAGGACAGGCGAACTGGAGCTTAAGAGAGCCGATGCCGCCAATGCCCTGCTTGAAGATGTGAAGTCCCTGGACACCCGCGTTGTCGGTTGTACGATGATCCACGTTACTCAACTCAAATCCAGCTATGCCAGAAGGGTTAGGGCTGCCGATTCTTACGGTAGAATCTGTGACCGACTTGACGACAGCTTTACTCAAGACGAGAGTCTTCGCTATAGGATCAATGACTAGGACTATCGTATCTGGCTGAATACCGTCGCCGGTCACCACACAGCCGATACTCATGCCAGCCGTGCTGGCGACGGTGATGAGTCGCTGCCCTCTGTAGAAAGTAGAGGTCGTATTAGCAACAGTGTGAAAACCGACAAGCTCCCGACTAATTTGTGACCGAGCGTCAGTAGATTCCGTCCACATCAGGAAGCCGGGTTTGGTCCCTTCAAAATACCCTGCGCGACCGAGGATGTTGTGATCTACGTTACGCATAGCGATTGAGGAGATCGCCTTGTTTTCGCCGCCGAGACTGTTGTGCTCGAACCGACCTTCGCCGGCGCACATAGCCTTTGAGTAACCACGAGAGTTATACGGATACAGCACATCCATCTTAAGGATCGCGCCTTTGGCGACATAGTATGCTGCTTCCCCGACAGGCTCCTCAGTAGCAGACCCGCCGAAGGTAATACGAGTCTTACTGAGTGAGATCGTACCCTTGGTAGCCTTGATCAAGTATTCACCTGGATCAATACTGTTGACGTTGATTTCCAACCACCCAGCCTCGAAGTGGATAAGACCCCCTACCAGCCAGCTTTCACCTGCGAAGTCAATAGAATGACCGAAGAAGTAAAGTGCCATAGCACCTTCATTACGAACCCCGATACGACCGCCGCCCGAGTTGCCTCCGTAGAACACGATGTTCTCACCTGCGTCGTCAGTCTGGGTATAGCTGTCAATATTGATGTCTCGAGTAACAATACGACACGAGTAGAAGTTCATCAGGTATGCTCGGTTGCCGAACAGTAGGCCGATACCAAGGTTGTCTGAGATGTCCATGTTGTAGATGTTGACACGACTGGACAGACCATCGTGTGGCGTATCGAGCTCCATCCCGACGCCCCAATCGCGTTCTACCCCGGCCTTGCCGGTGATCTTGAAGTTGCGCATATCCTTGTAGTTATGACCGCGAAGCTGACCACCTTCGGCGACGCTGCTAGTGCGAAGAAGAATACAGGTGTTCTTCGGCTTAACCTTAACCGAAACACTTTTGATTGAGACGTCGGCGTTGGTCTGAATACGTAGATAGGGATTAGCAGTCGCCACAGAAGCAGTGTAACGAAATATCTTACCCGCAGCGTATTGAGACTGTAGATTAGTCGCAGTACCGAGAGTAGTCTGAAGTGGTCCGATTCCGATGTTGTTGTTTGCCGAAGTACCATTATTTCGGCGCAAGGTGAACAGAACACTACGAAAGGTGTTGAAGGAAACTTGACGAGTTCGGATTTCTTCAAACTCTACCTCTATCATGAGAGTGTCGCCGACGGCGCAAGTGACCATCTGGCCTATTTCAAGATACTCGGTAGATTCCGGATCATTGGGTGGGTAAAAGTCTAGACGACCGTCAGTGAATACCGGGGCAACTGTCGTGTTAGTGGTTACAGTCCAGCCTGTCACGCCGCTGTTGAAGCTAGGATTGGTGATAAGTTCGGGCTGGGCTGCTGGATCATAGAAAGTCTTTAGCCTCCAGTCGAGAACGCAGGAGTTCCCTTCAAAGCCTTCTCGTGAAGGATCTATCACAAGAGTGTCAGAGAACATATACCGACCGTAAGAACGGCTGCCGATCATACCCTGAGTACGACTCCGGTTCCATTCTATCGCTGCCTGAAAATTGATCAGGCTGTCGTGGATATTTGAATTGGGGACAGACTTCCGAGCGTGGTAACCGACAGCACCGAATTGCTCAACCCATGCGGTGTCTCCGGAATATTCCCACCACTGACCATCAGCGCTTTGAATTCGGTATAGATGAGAGTAGGGTGTGGCTGCCGAGGCATTCACTCGTACATACAGAGCGTTACCACTATCTGCTGGAGCGTAGTAGCCCAGAGTCATGATAGTGCTCTTAGTGACAGGAACGGTCGCATTCGCAATATCACTGAAGTGACCCACGATCAGTAGCTCATGCGAGTCTCCTGCAAGACCCGAATCAGAGATGATCTTAGCGATACTCGGGTTAAGAGTCTGGGTTCCGGCCGCGTCTGTGAACGGATACATACCGTCATTACCCGGACCACCAGTGGCCGTTCCTGCAAACCAGTTTGAGAGTTCGTTGACGCGAGTGTTCCAGCGACCGACTAGATTGGTTAGAGCGTCAAGAACTTGTTGAGATAAGGCCATTGTAAATCCTCAGTATCTTAGGCAGGCTTTTTCGGCCATACGATGTCTTCTACTTTCTTTCCAGCTTGGATCTCCGGTATATCCCGAAGAGACTTGCGGTAAGCTAGGTATTCGTCTTTCTTCTTCTTCGTTAGTGCGCTGTCCCCAAGCTGGGTCCAGTCGGTTTCTGCCAGTAAGGCGTTCCTGCGAGCGCGAAGTATTGACTTCTCTAGATCTATACTGACAGGGGCTGTAGTTAAAGATCTCCCATCTTTAGCGATTAGGAAGTCTTTAACCTCGTCGCTCTTTATGATCACGTCGCCCGGTTCGCAAAGTTCTTTCGCACTCCGGAGATCATTGACGAGAAGACGAGGCTTTTCGCCGGGCACACCTATGAAGAAATTACTCAACGATACCTCCTGATAGTCACTAGAGAAGCGGCACCAGGATTCAATGACACACCCACCGCACCTGCAACCTCAATAGACACAGTCTTGCTACCGGCTGTCCCGATCCATATTCTCCCCTGCATCGGGAGATAGTGGTCTTCATTACCTGTCCCTGACTGAACTTCGTTCCCATCTACCATTAGGCGGAAAGCGTAACCTTGTCCGGCGTGAGTTAGCTGCAAAGAACCTATTAAGATCAGGTCCCCAGGATAAGCTAGATTGACCGTATAGCTAACGACTGCCACATACGTACCTATGCCAGACCCGCTCCAGGAGGCTCCGTTCGAGGCCTGTGAAGCAGCCGTAACAGAGTCGTCCAGAAGCTGTTCTGTACCTACTGAGTTGAAGGCTACCTTATCTACTAAGAGATTGCTGATGTACGCTAGACTACCGACCTGGGAAAAAGAAGCTAGTACACTACCATCGGGGGCACAGATCTCAGTGAGGCCGGCGATGATTCCGATACGACCTATGAGTTCGTTAGCACTGGTGACAATACCTGCCAAGTTGCCGAACGCATCAACCTGAAGTACGGCTCTCGCTTCAGGACCATCAGGCCCTATGACGATCTCCCGTATCTCGTTAATAGAAGCTGTAACTAGAGTATTGTTCGTATTGAATGAAGCAGTGAGCTGGGAAATAACCTCTGCTCGAACTCCCGACTCTGTAGCTATTAAGTTAGCGAGTTCTGTATAACCGGCTGAAGCATTTTCCGCGATCACTCCTACTTCGGAGAATCTTTGAGCGAGGGTCTTGTCCGGACTCACCTTGACGTTGTTCATGTTGAGAATAAAAGCTGTGCCATCTTCAGTCTCGGCCCCGAGGAGACCTAGAGTATAGGCTGTCGCTGTATTCTCAGTTATCTGTGATCCGCGGAACTCTAGGAACTTGACAGAGACTGGCTGACCTTCGACCAGAGTTCTCGCGTCTAGAACAACTTCCAGCTCGTCCATGTGAATTACTTGAGAAAGAATAGAGTCGGTATTAATCTCAGTTATGTTGAACAGGTCTATGATCTGCTGAGCGACAGTCGGTGCAGCAGTCTTAACAGGACTCCACAGCCCTGGAGTTATGGTCATGGTCGTGCCAGAAGTGTTCAACAAGACATCGGAAGTCCAAACTGGTAGTCCGTTGATCGGCGGGATACGTTCCAGCCAGCCGTTATTCAGACCTGTCGTGTGACCTGTAATAAACGAGAAGACTGCGTTCACACTAGGTAGAGCAGGTTCCGTGATTGACCGCTGATAAATCGTGAGCCTGATCTCGTTTGAGCCGGGGCGGATCGGTAAGATCACCGGCGCAACAGTACCTCTGCGAATCCTGGTTTGGATAGACTGCTTCAAACCTACAGAATCGTAGGCTTTCCAGACCAGCCAGTAGGCTAGTTGGATGGGAAGAATCTGAGAGGTCGAGAAGGTGTATGTCCCGTTGCCGTTATTCGTAGGAGTATAGAAATTCCCGAGATTGTCTTCTACAGTGAGAGAAGTGAGTGTGGTCCCTGTAGTTGTGACAGTCACAGTCACATCCTGGTTCCCCTCTAGAGCACCGGAGTCACTGATCAAGATATGGTTGCGATTAGAGGATAATTCAATTCTCTTGAGAGACCCCATGCTCTTCGTGACTGTGAAGTTAGCATCTACCGCGTACTCGCCGAAGTTAGCTCTCAGAGTTGCTGTACGACTGACTGAGCCAGAAGTCGGGAAGAATATTGCACCAGTGGAGTCGATAGTGATGCCCGAGGCGGAACCTGGAAGTACCTCAAAGGTGACCAGACCTAGATCGTTAATCTGCTCGTCGTCTAAGAATACCTTGAAGACGGCATCCGTGACGTAGGTTCCGCCCGAACCGTTACTGTCGGTCTGAATAAACTGGTGAGACTTTGAGATAAAGCCGTTGAAGGTACTACGCGGGATTGTGTATTCACTCGTGTCTACGACATGGGGGTTGCGCGCATAGTCTACCTTGACTTTCTTCACCGGAGCAGGTGAAGAGACTCGAGACAGATTCACCATATCCTCTGACCGAATTACCGCCGAGGGAGTGCGAAACTTGAATTGTTCCAGGCGAATTAAGCCGGTGCGAGACAGATACCAGTATCCGTTGATAGAAGTAGCAATCGTATCCAGAAACTCATTCCACTGGAATGTGGGTTGGCGGTAATACATACCCTCAAAATCGTACGGGAAGTCTGTATCTAGTTGATTGAAACTCGTGAGATCAAAGTCAGCGTCTACGAAGCCTCCCTTGTTTTTGAGGATGAGACGAGCCATGTTTCCGAGGAAGTCGGAGTACTTCGGACCACGAACAGAGCCTGTGAGTAGGCCGTCGGGTGGCGCACCTAACCGAATAAAACCCTCAGCCCTACAACTAGAATACGATCCCGGCAGGAGAGGTGCAGCGAGAAGATGAGCATAGGTGGGGTAGTCCGCCGAGAACGTCAACGGGATCGCCCTATTGTAGATTCCCGTGATGCTAGTCAGGGGATCAGTGCTGAACTGATAAGTCAGACGGATGGGGTCTACCAGGACAGGATTGGCGTTACGAACATCGCCGTAAAGCAGAGGCTTCTCCAGACCGCGAAGATCGGCTCCACCTTCTTTACCACCCGTCCCGAGATAGGTTAGAGTCTGGGCCATCTTGATTAACTTGGCACCATTATCTTTCAGTGAGAAGACTAGGTTAGTCCCGTCGGCAGTGGCTTCCAGAGTCCTACCTACAAAGAGAGTTGAGTAGTCCCCATAACTTTGACCACGAATACCCTGCTTGATGACTAAAGGACGATCATCCCAGTTGTGTAGAAGTAGATGATCGAACCTGCCGTCCACGTTGTTGACTACGCAGGTTCCGATAGAAGTGGAAGTCGATCCTGGATTACCGTCCGAGAAAATAGTAACCTCGTACGAGAACGTTTCCGCTAGACGTACAGGGAAAGAAGCCGAGGATCCGGGTATCGTCTCTTCAAGAAGACCGGACGAAAAGTTAACGTTCCTCAGACCCGGAAGTGAGGGATCGTAGGGAGTAGCTTCAAACAGATATGTCACACGACTCATAACGCTACCTTATTGGTCATAGAACGAACAAGCTCTGTGCTCCTACTGGCAAAGGCAGGCGAGCCTCCTAGAAGATCCCGGATCTGCTCAAGGGTCAGATTGAGACCCTGTACCGCTGCTACTGTCTCAGCTGAACCTTCAACAATTGCTACTCCGATGCCGTTCTGAATCTCAGTCATTTCAGCATTACTGGCGGTTATCTCTGCGACTAGTGAATCCAGGCTCGGGAACGCGGGAAGTTCGATAGTTCCGCCGGTGTCCATGTCTACTTCGGTACGACCGGACATCAGTTGTAGGAAGTCAGTAACCTGAGTGAAGATGTCGAAGAAGCCTGAGCCGCCCCCCTCCATGCTTCGTGCTGCATCAAGGTAATTATTGGCCGTAGTGTCTAGATCACCGATGTTCTTATAGTTCCCAGCACTCAATTCATCGCGAAGAGTGTTGAACCTCCGCTGAGCGTTATTGAAGACTGCTTCTGGTCCCAGCGGCGAACTGCTAGATGCAGTCATGGACGCGAGAAGATCCTCGTATATATTGTTCTGCTCTTCAGCGACCTTCTTGGTCAGCTCAATTCTCTGCATTCCGTAGTATTTCTCAACGGCTATGAGATCGCCGCCGACGGCCATGCCATTTTCTACAGCTTCACGATACTCTTTTTCCAGCTGATTGTATGAAGCTAGAGCTGGATTCTCGTAACCTAGAATGCCCTGACTAATCTCATAGTCGAAGTCTTTCTTAAGACCTTGTAGGATACGATCACGAGCTCGAAACAGAGTCCCTTCAGAAAGACCGAGCTCACGAGCCTGACGGGCCAGTTTATTCGTGGTCTCGTTGAGCTTCTTAACTTCACTGGCGGCTTCCGAAATACCGAAAGAGGCGGTGACGAACTCGTCATATGCCTTACCGACGGCGAAGTCCTGCTGGATCTCGTCGACTGTAGTACCCTTCGTATTCTTGGCGACTGTTGCCAGTGCGCCGGTGAATCCGCCGATTTGTCCAGAATTCAACTGATTACGTAGAGCAAATCCCTGAACTTCTTCGGCCGTACCCTTGATCCAGTCAATACCTTCGCGTCCGGTGGGTTTACCCTTCTTCATTCCTCCGGTGAGGGAGTAGAAGTCTAGATCGGTCTTCTCACCGTTGATCTTCCACTGGCTCTTACCGAACGTACCATAGTTTCCAGCGCGAAGAGTGGCGTCGTACGACTCGGCAAAGTCATTGAACAGACTTGCGCCAGCCTTGCCGTACTTAGCTGCTAGTTCCCGATCTCCCTTACCGTAGATAGATCCGCTTCCTCCGGTAGCTACTCCGTCGGCTCCTACTGTCACGTTGGAGTAGGACGAGGGGTCCTTCTTCTTGAAAAGAATAGAACCGATGAGTCCTGCCGCTGCACCGATAGCGCCGCCGATAGGACCACCTACCGAGAAACCTGCTGCTGCACCACCAAGAACGTTAGAGCCTGTACGACCCAAGCCGAGCATCTTGCCGACACCCTGCCCCATACCGAACGCTGCGAACGCATTACCCGCCGCCTGAGCGGCACCGGCAAGACTATTGCCCGCATTCAACAGAGCTTTACCGTTACTCTTGAAGTCGAAGACCTGCTTCACTCGTTCGAACGGGTCACCCTGACTTCTCCTTGCGACATTGATGTCGGCCTGAGTGTCCTTCGTCTGGCGTTGTCCCGCAACTACGATCATGTCACTTAGAGGGTCAAGAGCCTGTGACATTCCGGCAGCCGTCGCTTGAGCGGCGGGCGAGTTGGCAATCTGCGAACTAGAGGGGACACCCTGCGTCACCGTATCAGTCGGACCAAAGCCTCCGAGTCCAGCAACATTACTGATCCCGGTCATAACACTAGGAGCAGAGTTGACTACGTCCTGAAGAGTAGTAGAACTTCTCTGCTGTGGAGTCCCGCCTGCGCCTCCGGTTAAGGTAGACGCCAGGAACTCACGGAGTGGGTTGTAGAGTACGAAATCCAGCATGATGTTCTTGAGATCGTTGAAGATATTCTTCATCGTCTTAAGGAAGTTGTCGCCGGCTTCAGCACCGTCCCGGAACGCACCTACGATCGCGTCGGCTTGATCAGCAGAAAGCTGGCGAAGCTTTTCTTCCTCCTCAGCGGCCTGACGAGTCACATTAGCAAGATCAAGAGTAGCAGTTCGTATCGCCATCATGTTACGAAGACGATCGCCTTCGTAGTTATCGTTGATCAACTGCTGACGGTACGTGTAAAGCTCACGATAATAGTCTAATTCCTCGCGACTGAAGCCTTGTCCGGCTAGGCCCGCCATATCCTGTTCCACTGCGAGAGAAGAATTTAGGTCACGGAGAGCGTTGGCCTCGGCCATCGAACGATTCAGTTCGTTACGGCGGTCTATCTCGTCGGAAAGCTGGCGTTCTAGAGCATTGCGATTTTCAGAGCTCGTACCGAGAAGAGCGTTCTCTATTTCTAGTTGCTTATTCGCCTCCTCTAGAGCGCCTCCGCTTTCTGACATCTGCTGGACGACTCGAGCGCGAGCATCATTTTCATTACGAAGATCAGCAATAGAAGTCGCTACATCTTGATCTTTAGCTTTTTCGGCGGCATTCTGGTGAAGAGCCGCTGTGTAATTCTCAACAGCCGCACGAGCAGAATCGTAATCGCTGATATTGATACCAGGATCCAGAGCACCACTACGGCGCATCTCCTGTGCCAGCTTAACCATGCCGGCTTGCCCCTTCGCGACGTCGCCAAAGGCATCTTCGAAGTTGTCTAGCTGTGCGTCAGCGGCACCCCTAGCTTGCGCGGCTAGCGCCGTTGTAGAGCCGTTTAAGAGGGTTGCGACTGCGGCCTCAGAATAGCCTATTTCCTTACGAAGGTCACGAAGAGAATCCATAGCGCGCTCAATATCGGCGGCTTCCTGGCGAGCGGCGGACGCTGCTTCAGAGGCTCCCGCGCGATCGGGACGTTCCAGTGGATCACCGGACAGACCCTCTCCCGCGGGAACTGGATTGTTGTAGTCAGAAGAGTTTGCAGTACGGTTAAGGACCGCATTCACATCGAACCCGAAGGCCCGAGGATTCATTTCGAACTCCTGAACGACTGCGTTCAAACGACCGCGGAGAATAGGAACCAGAGCTTCCTGGATGGCTACTGCCTGAGCATCAGAACTCCCCTCAGTCGCAGCATTGATGCGAGAAGCAGTAGCCGCGAAGTTGGATATAGAACCTTCAGTTCTCCCAGCAGAACGAACTCCGTTCTGGGAAGTAATCGCAGCGACATCCCTGAGAAGCTGCCTATTGGTGATTTGAACACCGTTGACGCGAAGTCCTTCACCCTCTGTCTTACCGAAAGTGTCCCGGAAAGTATCTACTATGCCGCCGAACGGACCGCCTGCCCCCATCCCACGACGGACACCACCGTCTATTCTTCCCGACTGAGCCTGTCGAAGACGAAGAGTTATATTCTCACGAAGTTCTGCATTCTCTCCAGCCAGGGCATTAGTGGAGTCGAAGACATTCTGGGTGTACGTTTTGAAGAAGTTGTCGGCGGCTGTCCCGGTGGCGTTAACATCGTTGATTGCATCACGTGCCGTATAGGTCGCCTCTGAGAATTTGACCATGTAGTAGATCAGGCCAGCTAGAGCGGTCACGATTATCCCAATTATATTCGCCCTCATGGTGACATTGAGAATCGCCATAGCTCTGCCTGCGCCCGTAGCTGCGACACCTACGCTCCCGAGGCCAGCGGCCATCTGAGCTACAGTTGTCGTTGCCGAATAGGCCGCGAACATCTTGGTCACGACATTGAGTCCGACCATAGCCTTCGTTGCCGTCCCGATACCTACGATCCACTTTAGGAACGCTCCCGCGACTAGCGCGGTTAGAACAGAAGTAACTAACTCAATATTATTCCCCAGGACTTCAAAGGCGAAGCCGAGAACTTTCATCGCGTTATTGAAGCCTTCAGACTCAATGAACTTACGAAGAGCATCTGTTATGCTTATGATTGCCTGATTGAGACCACTGTTGCCGAGGTCAGACGAAGCGAAAGTGAAGCTATTCTTGAGACGGTTGAATGCCGCGTCTACAGTCCTAGACATCTTATCTGCAGAAACAGAGAACTCTTCCTCCATTGTGCGCGACACTTCAAGGATGGCGTTCTTGAGAAGGTCTCCGCTGATAGCGCCTCGCTTCAGAGCATCATCCAGCTCACCGGGCTTGGTCATGTCCAGCGCACGAGCGAAACGCACGAAAGCACCTGGGAGACGATCGCCCAGCTGACCACGGAGCTCTTCAGCCTGAAGCTTACCCTTGGACATGATCTGACCAAGGGCACGGAACACACCGTCTACGTCGCTAGTTGAGAGCTGAAGTGCTCGGGCAGCGGTAGAGAAACCCACGAATATCTCGCGAGCCTCATCCATCGTCACATTGGTCCCTTTGATAGAACCGAGGAAGAACCCGTAAGAACGAGACAAGCTGACAAATTCAAGACCGAGATCTTCAGCATATCCCTTCAGGAACTGAAACTGAACTGCTGCCTGCTGAGTAGAACCAGTAGCGGCTTCCAGCTGAGCTCGAATCCTCAGGATATCATTGGAAGCGTTGATGATCGCGCGACCAGCAAAGACTGCCCCGAGAGAATGGTATAGAGTCTGGGTCTTGAAGATAGCTGAATGAAGGAGACCGTGATCACGAACGAGACCCTGAATACCAGAAGAAGCCTGACGGGTGTTCACATTTATGGTCGTAGTTCCGGCAGCCAGACTCTTCAGCTTAGCGACGTCCCGAGTTGCGGCACGAGCAGAAGCTGCCAGAGCCTCAAATGCACGAGCTACCTGAGCCAATCCCTTGGGAGCCTGGAAGGTCCTCAGTGTGTCCAGTAGTCCCTGAGTGTTTCGCACAGAGGATGCACTTGGCCCGCGATACCCATTCATCGTGGTAATTAGAGAACCGGCACCTCGGGCAGAACCTCCAAGCCCAGAGAACTTACCTAAGGCTGTGAGTAACTTGGCTGTATTCGTACTAGAAGAAGCTGACGGACCCTTATAGCCAGACAACGCAGACAAGAGACCACTTAGTCCGGTGACGCCCACCTTCATAGACCCGACGGCCTTCAGACCGTTGAGGAAGTCCAGCGTGTTCTTGACAGTCGCTTGACCGGGACCACGAAAGTCCTTCATCAGCGTAGAAAGCTGACGGATGGCCGACAGAGCCTGATCGCTAGGACCCTTGACGCTGGAGAAAGCATTGAAGCTGGAAGTCGCTTTACGTGCGGCTTCGCTGACTCCACCCTCCATCCGAGTTGCCGCAGCCCGGATGGAGTCGAAGCTTTTGACAATACGATCAGCGCCAGCCTGAGCGCCACTGCCGTCAATATCTAATTCATAGACGCTCATGGCTTCTTGCCCTCTTTCGGCTTGTTCTTAGCCCGGAAGTCTGCCAGAGTATAGTTGTCCAGAAGCTGGACGTGGTGGAGAAAATGATCTCGGTCTTCTCGGTCAGAGATACTTGCGAACTCACAGTACGCAAGTATCTCTGACAGCGCGATCGGCTGTGGGGAAGCATAACCTGTCTGACGACTCGAAGTCAACACTAGAAACCCTTCCCAAATCCAAACGAGATCACTGAAGATCGTAGGCTTGCTATTTAGAATTGGGAAGAGAGCAGGGTCTTCACCGCGCTCCAGTATTTCTTCTCGCATCTTCTCCAAGTCGGGTTTTGGTTTCAATTCCCAGACAAGGAGTTCTCTTAGTTTTTTTCCTGTTCCCTCACATCTTCCTTCTGGAAGGTAGTGCGTTCCATAGCAGCGGTAAGGATGTCGTCTCGGAAGTCCTTGAACTCGCCAACCATGCGGAGGATGTTTTCCTCGGTGCAGGCCAGCATTTCTTCCGGACTATCAGGGTTCGGAACCCCTTCCCAGTCAACGATGATCGCCTTCGCCATCTGCTTGTTCAGAAGCTCGTCCTGGAGAGATTCCGGCATTTCACGACCACGGTACTGACCCGAGTAGGGCTTTTCCAGCTTACGCCGAACGTCCTTGGAGAATTTCGAGTTTAGGCGGCGAACACGAACTTTAAGTCCGTCACCATAATCAACCCACGTACCGGACTCTTCGAGTTCGGGCGATGTAGCATAACGATCAAAGAAACCTGCCATGATGTAGTCCTCTGTATAGATGTTCTTGAGAAATGGCTTTCTCAGTATTTGGTCACTATATGGTGCCGGAGGCACTGTGACAATCGATAAATGCAGCGCGCATAAGAAAAAGGGGACCCCGAAGGATCCCCTGAGTCTGGCGGTGTAGGATCTTACTGGAGATAATCGAACCGGCTGAGAAGCACCGTATAATCGCGGCCAGCAGCAATGTCACGGAGACCCTGGAAACCCAGAGGAGTGGTAAGATCCGTATCAATACCTGGGACTTCTGGGAAGCCCGAGGAATACTTGAGACGGGGGACATCCCACACTTCACCCTTCGAGTTTGCCTGATCGCGGAACGCGATCGTAGCGCCCGACGGCGTACCCTGCTGAAGCTTTGCCAGCATCGACTCGTCACCAAAGTAGGTGGTCAGAGTCCCACTAAAGTTCGCACGACCGAGACCCAGACCGATAGCGCCTGGCGAACCGATAGCGTTACGAGCACGGAGACCGTTATCCAGAGTGAATGTGAAGCCGCTGACGTAGTTGGGAGCAGCGAGAACAGCCGAACCTTCCATAATCATCGGGACCGAGTTAGAAGCGTCCAGGACCGAGTTCGTCGCCACCACTTCGGTGGAGGCACCCGAATCCCGAGTCGGGCTAGGGGCAGTACCGTTCGCGCCGAGCAGAGTCATAGTCTCCGTAAGAATGCCGCGAGTTTCACCCGAGACGCTCATGGAAGAAGGCTGCTGACCACTGAAGTACGAGTAGCGAATGTTCTCGCCAGCGGTGCCCAGAGCATACTGCTTTTCAAAGCGGTAAGTGAACTGAGTGATACCGTTGCGAATAGTGTCGCCGAAATACACGCGGATGGTCTTGGTCGTTCCGGTATCGGCAGCAAAGGTTCCCTGAGTCATGTCGAAGCTGAGACGACCAGCGGCGATAGCCGAGATACGAGCATAGCCATTGTTTGCCAGAGTATCGAAACTGAAGAGACTACCTTCGCTCGAGATCTTGACCCACTGTCCTACGATAAGACCCATGTTTGTGAAGTTCAGCGTCGTCGAAGTAAGAGCCGGACCACCAGTGATGGTGGCGACAATGTCACCCACAGCGCCCTGGAATCCCACGACCTTCACCTTGGCAGTCGCGGGAGGCGAAGCTACCGTCGGAGCACCGGCGACAGTGACCGAAGTGGCGCTAGAAGCACTTGCAACGAAGAGACCGTTCCCAGTCGCCAGACCCGAAAGACGAAGCAGGTGACCAGCCTTGAAAGCGGTAGCATCAGAGTTGATGACCGAACCAGCCATTACCGAACCAGCAGCAATCGTGATCGTAGTCGGGGCAATAGCCGAGATGCGGGTAGCCGAAGCACCGTACTTCCAGGAAGGTCCGTTAAGAACTTCCGGTGTCCGGAGCCAAGGGTTGCAGAACAGGCCTTCCATGAACACGTCAGTGTTCTCAATGGAGAATTCCATACCTACGTCGCCGCCAGCATCGTTCCCGGTACGGATGAGATCCGTGACCTGACGAGTGGCTTCGATCTCGTTGGAGATCTCAGTCGTAGGCGTGAACGCCAGAGCATCGGAGGTCCGACGAAGCTCTTTGTAGATAGGGTTAGCCGGAGCAACCCCGAAGGAGGTTTCCTTGACTACACGAAGAGCGGTACGATTAGATTCCATGAGTAGGCCTCCTGAATTTCACTACGCTTACCTCATTTATCTAAGGTGAGCAAGCATTAGTTTTCGACAAATTGGTCTCGGTAAAACGGACACTCTAGAAGATACCGGTCCCAGACATCCTCTAGATTCCCAGCTCTTTGCTCATTCAGAGAAAGAGTCCGGGCAGCAGGGGTGCCGAACTTAACAAACTCTCCGTCGCTAAGAGGAAGAACGAGATCTTGATAGACACTCTCCAGCCGATCTGCGATCTGGCGCGATTTGGTAGTTCCAGAGTCTGCCGGAGAGTAGATATCTATCTGAAGTGTGTTGGAGTGACGCTTAAAGAAAGTGTTCCCAAGACTCATGCGGAAAGTACCCAGCTCCAGAAGGAAGACTGTGGCGAACATAGAATTAGACGGGGTATCAAACGGCTGATTCTGGATCGCAATCTTCCCGTCCGCCGTATTCCACGTCGCGAGAAAATGAGCCATAACTTTCTTACGTTCGGTTTCACGCGACACGGTTGAGAGTACTCCCCATTGCAAACTTCAACTGCTCTTCACCCCGGCGAGTCATGCCTCCCGGAGGAGTACGATTGATTTTACCCTCTCTTGCATAGACACCGTATTCAATATCAGAATAGTTCGCCAGATTATTTCTCAGGTGAACTTTCTGGAAAGGATCCAGTCTCAGAGAGGCGATCATGGCTGCGAACTCAGCGTTGATAACGTCTTCGTTTGCTGCACGACGAGGTTCTTCGCCTATACCGAGATCACTTGTCTTACCAGGAAGCGCGGGGGACTTGACTGCTGCCCTCGTACCCTCTACAGCATTACCCAGAGACCAGCGAAAATTCACTAGTGTTCTACCAGTATAGACAGGCGTCGTCTTTAGCGAAGAGTGGAACGCGGTCAGGCCGGCGATTAGTTTCGCTGCTACGAACTGTTTCACAAGACGCTCCTGCCTACGACCTTCTGTCGCGAAGCCTGGAGGCCGTTTGAATTTCGCGCTCATCATCAAGCTTCTCGACAGAATACGATGTGGAGAGCGTCGCCAGGAACCTTGACGGCTACTAGGATGTGGAATTTCACATTGTCCATCACGATATGATCTACTTCAGAAGGGCGTATTCCCGGAAGATCGACCCAGGGTATCAGGAACTTAGAGTCCTTCACCGTGACGGGAGAGGCTTCACGTTCTTCGGCAGTGGACGAAGTCTCTAGGATTCTAACGTCCGGTATTTGCCGAACTCCGCCGACGAGTGTGTCGCTCTCGGCATCGTAGATTGGATCACCTCCTTTCGTGACGTAGGTTCCCAACCTGACGAGATCAGGTACTTGGGCAAAAGCAAGTTCAACTCCTGCGCGTAGGGTGTCTGTCAGACTCACCCAACTAGAACCTTCCCACTACGCTTGCCATATATGTATTCCCCAAGCCCTCTCAACAGGGGTAGTACCGCCTGTGGCACAGGCGTCTTGCTCGACGAGTTGCTAAACTTAAGCTCGATTACGTCTATCTTAAGACTTTCGAGACCCTCTGATTCAGCTGGCTTAAACGGGTCACCTTTCTTCAAGTACATCGCCATCTCACAGGTGGCGTCCTTGAGACGAGAAGGGATGATCAGTGGATTGAGCCACACACGGTATGAAGACGACCAAATACGCTGGCGAGGGAATCCTAGATTCTGCTCGAGATAGAGTGGGAAGCCTTCCCAATCGAACATAAGATCTAGACTGCGAGTTCCCGAGACCAGCAGGCTCTGGCGTGTCAGAATGTCCGTATCTTCCCATTCATCTGAATGGAATTCATGAGTGGAGAAGTAGTTATCAGCGTACTCAAGAGAAGAGTAGCTGTTCGCACCCACGACGCCGGTCCCATCTTCGACAATGATCCGCATGTGAGTCTCCTGTACTTACTCTATATACTGTAGTCTACACCTTGACCAGCCTGTCAGACCCGCGAACAGAGTAGCTCGCGGGTCTCTAGCTAGTTAGCCCAGAAGCACCCGAAGACGCTCACGCAAAGCTGCACCTGTCGCTTCGTGGAGTGCCATTTCGTTGAGAATCTCATCAGCACTCATCTCCTCTACCGTCTCCGCGGGACGAAGGAACGTCGTCGGAGTCTGACCGTCCCACTCATCGTTTAGAGCTGGGTCCGAACCTACTACCCAATCGGTCTCCAAGATATGGCGTTGATTGATCCCAGGAGATTCAAGAGTACGTTCTGAGCCGACCTGACCCACGTTCACAACTTTGCCGGTTACTTCATTCACAGTGACATAACGAACCATTGCCATAACAAATCCTTCTCGTTAAAAATCAGTTTCAATGACCATGCGGCTGAGATCAAACGCAACAGCACTGGCGGTAGCATTATTAGTCAGCCAGACCTGCATCCCCAGAAACGAAGACATAGGCGGTAAATTCGTCGTGATATCTCCAGAAACTTCCACGCCGGTAGTAAGATTCTTTACTCGGTAGGACACCTTATTGGCATTCGGGGCGGAAGCGACAATCAGCTCCCACATCGAAGTAACGTCAACTGCGAAAGACGAGCCTAGATCAATAGCGGTTAGAGCCACCGCCCCTTCACTATGAACAACGTTGAAGTTCCCAGTGCTAGAGTTGAAAGCTATCCCCACACGATCTCGCGTGATTGAAACCAGAGGATCTACGTTCACCGGAGCGGTAGAAGGATTGTCTACTAGCCCGACAAAGAACCGTGAATCGCTAGTGAGAGAAGCAAGCCCGCCTCGCCACACTAGAAAGAACCCCGTCTCCCGACTACAAGAAGCCACACCGTTCGGGCGCAGAAAGACCATCGTGCCTGCACTAGCTGCACCAGTCACCAGTGCTCGACGAGAACGGGTGCGAAGACTCGTAGCCGCCAATGCAGGGTGACTGACTGTACCAGAAGCCGTCAGAGTACCACCGAGAACCGAGATAGCTGTAGCCGCGCCGGGAAACCATCCCGTAAGCATGTTCGCCCAGAGAGCACCCTGGACCGGACTATCTAGGCCGCTCGGGCCGAGGAACTTCAGAATCAGCCGACCTGCGATAGCCTTGGCGTATAGAGCTAAAGTTCCCGCACTCGGGGGAGCCGGATCTGGTCCGTTCTCCATAAGTATGGGAGAGGAGAACTTGTTAGACATTAGACTGCTGTACCCTGAACAACAACTCGGAAACCCGAAGACGCCGGAGCCACATTGAACAGAAGGGTTACTCGGTTAACGGTAGGCCGAGTGACTTCAACGTTGACTTCTTCATAGCTGCCAGAGTTGCGATACACCGCTACGGTCACGTCACGAGTACCGAGATTATGATCCAGATTGAAGCTGGTGGCAGAACCGTCACCGATAGTGGCGGCGAGAGTACGGTCAAAGAGCTTTGAATTCTTCAACTTCAGAGGCGTGACAATGCGATTGTCGTCTGTACCAGTGTCCACCTCGGCCTGAGTTGCGAACTCAGCGATACCAGGAGTAGACTCCGAGGCAGAGGGGGCACCAGTGCCGAAGCTGCCGAAGTTCAGGGCGGTAGTGTCTAGTGTGACATTGACGGCAGTCTGGCGGAAGGTCGAGCCTGCGGAAGAACCTTCCTCTACGGTGGTGACAGCCTGCTCAACCTCAGCAGCGGTAGACATGTCTGGGGCGCGGGTCGCAGGAGTCGCTGCACCATTCCAGATATAGATACCGTTAGCCGCCGGAAGAGTCTGATCCTTGGCGAGGAACCGGTCGTTAGCAACCATGTTCACACCGTCAATAGATGCTCCCGGTGCAGTCAGGTTGATATTGACTGTAGAGGCGACTCGGACGCTGTCTTTCCAGGCCTGACCTTCTACGACTGCGTCGACATACGCCTTCGTAGCCGCGTGTTGCGCGAGCGTAGGATCAGGGAGACTCAGGATACGGGCATTAGAACCGAAGTCAAGATCAACTAACTGAGGGCGACTGGGCATTGAAAATACTCCTCTACAATACTCTCACAGAGCCTGTCTGGGGTGATGAGAACTCGACCAGTAATTGATTTACTGAAATGTTAATTACCGAAGCTTCGACTTCCACACCACCGATACTTAGGACTGAGACAGCAGCAGGATACCGAGAAAAATTATGGTTGACCGTCCAGGCAGGAGAAGGTGAATTCTGAGAGTGAACAAACGGAGTTACTGAACCGCCGCCGTTACCAGAGTCTCCCTTATCACCTTTCGCGCCGGGAATGCCGCTTCGGAGGAATTCAATCCTACTCCCAGCACGTAGGAGTTCGACAGAACTTCCCCCTCGTACGAATACTAGTCTATCCATGAGGGGTCTCCCCACACGATCTTACCGTGGCAGAGAGTGACCGGATATTCCGGGTCACTACGATCAGTTAAGGTGTACGTAGAACCTGAAGTTGGCAGGTGTTCCTCCAGCTCAGTTTCAGTGATCTTTATTACAAGACCCTTCACATCATTGGGATCGACCTCTAAAGCTTTTGAGAATCCTCCAGAAATAGAGAAGAACACATACCGAGCAGAAAGATCTACCTGATCTTCCGTGTACAGACTCTTCTCAATAATAGGTAAGACAAGACCCTCATCCGGAAGGATGGTGATCGTACCCTTGGAATCAATAGTTGGAGGCAAAGAAGGCATTTCTACTCCTCGTTCCAACATACCACAGAGAAATAATTTGACCAGTGAGCATTTAGAGAAAACGCCTGACGTAGCAGACTACATCAGGCGCTTCTTTTCGCTGGACGAGGGCGAACTTACTTCTTGGCTGCGTCAGCCTTGGCCTTGTCAGCAGCAGCCTGAGCGAGCTTCTTGGCAGCTTCTTCAGTCGCGGCGTCTTCGGCAGCCTTAGCAGCAGCGGCCTTCTTGTCGGCCTCGAGCTTGTCGGCAGCAGCCTTAGCAGCGGCTTCGGCAGCTTCAGTCACCGCGTCAGGCTGATCGCCGGCAGCGATGATGTCTTCAGCCGACTTTTCAGTAGCTGCTACGATCACTGCTCCCGCGATGCCGGTGACTTCAGCGACCACGAAATCGGGGTTAGTACCGAAGTGCGAAGACCGCAGAGGATTGGCATTCATGCGAGCAGCTTCCACTGCGCCGTTTTCAACCAGAGTGTATTCGCCGCTCTTGATGAGTTCAAGAGCGTCGATGGGGAATACGTTCTGCATCGCCCCCTTCTTATCAGAGATCGTCACCAGACCGGGGACCATTGCGCTGGGAATCATCTGTTCCATTAGAACAACTCCTTCTTTGAGTTAGATGCCCTTCGCGGCATTGGGGGTGATGAAAGCGCGGTAGCTGATCGAGCCAGAGCCAGCGCCTACGGTAATGACCGCATACGAACGAAGATATGCCAGAGGCGTACCGTCTTCACCGATATTGGTGAAGGGGACTGCCCGACGGCCAATGCCGGTATCCTGTTCGCCCGCGCCAGCCGCGCCCTTGCCTGCTCGCACCGATGCGAGGATCGAAATGTCCGTAGCAAAGGTGGGATCGTTCGAACCCTGGAGCCGAACTTCATAGCTTTCGTCACCGCCGGCGAGATCCAAGGTAAGGAAGTCGACAGTCATGACAGCCTGAAGAATGGCCTGACCGACGTTGACGACCCGAGCTGAGCCGCCGACGGTGCCTGCACCGGAAGCAATGATTGCAGTACTCACATCCTTCAGCTCAGTGGCTGCGTCGAAGGTAGTGGTGTGGAAGTTACGATTCGTACCCATTTGAATTCTCCTTTCGGTGTTGACCGATTGATTAGGCGACCAGCGGTGCGTTCTTGACACCGCGGATACGAACCGCAGCCGAACCATTGAACACACCGATACCGGCATACCATTCAACACGGGTACGGAACAGTGGGAGCGTATCCAGCTCACCCAGATCGCGAACACTCATGCCGCCGTTCTGGATACCCGAAACACCTTCGGTGCTGAAGTTCATGACGTAGACCGAAGTACCTACGTTTGCACCGCCACCGGGGTTCGCTTCGTTGAAGCCTAATGGGTCTGGATTAATGTTGTCACCGTAGGTGGTGAGAATAGGCAGACCGGCGTACACTTCGACAGGGCGACCGAAGTCATCCTTCTCAAGGCTGATGTTACCGGAGAGAGCCGTGCTGTTACGAGCCGACTTGAACTTCCGGCGCATTGCGCGAGCCATCACGATGTGAGTAGCGCCGCTGACGCGATCGATCGCTTCATCCAAGAGTTCCAGCGACAGAGCGTCGCCGCCCGAAGTGGCACCAGCGTTCATCAGGTTACCGCCAGTCAGGCGGGCCTGCATACCGTCGAATTCGCGTGGCTGGATCGTAGTGTCGCCCTTGAAGAACTTCGTGGTCCACGCCTGAGCGAGAGCCTTGATCTTCATGTTTTCATGGGTCGACCGAACCTGAGCACCCATCGTCTGGATGATGAACCGATCCACGTCCAGATCACCGCCGGCGATGTAGAGGGTTTCGGTCGCTGGGTTGATGACACCCACGCTTTCTGGGAACCCTTCGTTCACGCCGCGGAACGCGACGCCTGGGAGCTGCTCTTCACGATTATACGCGAGGGCGTTACCCTGAATATCCTGGAAAGGGAGAACGCGGAGAATTTCCGAACTCCGAGCAAACTGTTCGATGACGCCAGCGCGGACCAGATTACGGGTCTCAAGCTTTGCGGCCTCTACGAGAGTCATTGGCATGATCTAATTCCTCGTTACTTCGCGTAGACCGCGACTGATGGGGCGTCCGGTTCGGGACACAAGTCGAGCTTCTAACGCAGATCAGAGGGTTTGGCAAGCCCTATTTGCAAATTATTTGCGGGGCGTTTATTCGGCCGGTCTAGGCCCACAGCGAAGGCTCTCGAGTATAGGGGCCGGGGCCGTTGGGGCATTACCGCCTAGCGCGCCCACCTACGCTCAGAAGGCTTAGGCCGCTATGACTTAGGCTTGAGAGAAGGGGCCGTTGACCGCGAGTCTTTACGAAAGGTGCCATCAGGGCAGACTTCCAGTCTAAGCGGGTGAGGGACTTCTATGATCTGTACGGTAGATCTTTCTACTAGAAGCGACTCACCGGGCTTTACGAGACCGAGAGGCTTACGAACACCTTCCTTGTTGAGGAAGGTGAGGCGGAGATCAGATGAACTGCCCTTAGGATTAGAAACAGTGTACCTGAACTCCGCCACAACTTAGTATCCTTGAGTATGAACCAGTATTTCTCGAGGTTAGCCGTTCATATTGTGCTGACGACCGTAGTTCATCTTCTCGGCCGGAGACATAGCTGCGATTTGAGCTGGGGTCAGCCCGCCGCCGCCGCCATTGCCGCCGCCTGCTCCGCCGCCCTGAGCGGTCTTGAAGAAGAACGGGCTAGTTTCTTCCAGCGTCTTCAGGAATTCAGCAGGGGTCATCGGAGTGGCACCGTCGGCACCGTAGATGATATTTCCCTTGGGATCCTTCGGGATCAGGTCGCCGTGTTCATCGACCGAAAAGACCTCATGGGCTTCGCGGAGGATCTGGCGGGTAGCCTGAGGCAGCGCGCCGGATTCAGGGTGGTTGATCGCTTCGGTGAGCTTCGTATCGATCTGGGTACGTTGAAGCTGCGTCTTCAGTGTACCGTTCTCGCCGGCGAGCGCCTTGTTGGTATTCGTCAAGGCAAGGATCTGACCATCGTACGTCCGCTTCATCTCGCCGGTCTTGGCTTCCAGGGCAGACTCCAGGGAAGTGTCTGCGACGAGCTTACCGTCGGCAACCTTCTTCTTGATGTCGACCATTTCCTTGTAGTTCGTGATGAACGTATCAGGATCAGCGTCGTCGAACTCAAGATCAGTCTTCAAGCGACCGATGAGGCCTCCGAGAGTATCCCGTTCCTTGACTACTGCGATGTTGGTGTTGCGGAACTGATCGAGGTCGGCCTTAGGCACGACGTTGATCATATACTTGCCGTCTTTTTCGGCAGCGATAGCGCGGAAGGGCTCAGGCACAGCTTCCTGCGTATCATACATAATCTCAGGCATTCTAGTCTCCTATCGTGTCGGCCCCGCCGACAAGACTACCTGACCCTCAGGTAGCGCGTGGAGTATTGCAGGAAGTAAATCACTTGACAAGTATTATTTTGAGGGCGGTGCTCGGCCAGCTTCCATTCTAGCCGAGCACCTAACTGGTCACATATCGTAAGGATCAACTTTCTTGCCGGTGTCGTTCCAAACGACTTCACCATTGGGGCCGATCGCGATACCGACCATCTGGCAGGGGCAGAACAGGCTCTTCCAGCGTTCGGGGTTTGAACGCATGTCGGCGACCGAATGAGCTTCAAGTGGTGAAACAGTACCACAGGTTTCGTGGCGGTACTCACGATCAGTGACCACTACGACAGGTTCAGCTTGGACTTCGTTCGTAGTTTCTACGACCTCTGGGTTCTCAGTGGTGTTGATTTCAGACTCAGTCAGTGGTGTTTTATCAGGCATGACAGTTCCTTTCCTTAGGGCCAGTTCGTGTAGATCAGGAGAATGGGGGCAGCGAACAGCCAGAATGTTGACAGTATCGTCACCCGCGTCCAGCCCGAGGGGATGAGGCGATATGCGATAAACAGGTGCCCGATTGCCCCAAGGACGCTTACGAAGAAGATTACGCAGCCGATCGCCAAGGAAGTCACCGACCAGCCTTCACGATCGTTCGTCACGAAAGCAAGAGTCATGAGACCCGGAGACAGAGCACCGAGAAAAATAGAGAATCGAAGATAATGCCCTATCGTATAGCGACTGGGAAGTTCCCTGTCGCAGAAGTCTTCGGACTTGAGTACCTTGATCCAGCACAAGAACCTGAGCCATCCGTGAAGATATGGGCGCATCAGATCAGAAAACGAGTTGGCCCACAGACCTCCCTGCTGCCTCCAGGTGGAGTAGGATGCCCGACCATAGTGATAGGCCACCATCGCCCACAGAACACCCCAGAGAATGTAGATGGAGATGAAGACCCTTAGTACGTACTCATCGAGAGTGACAATCATCTCAGAACTCCGCTGCTTCGTCCGTGGCGTCTCTCACGTCCCGAATAGCAGGTTGCTCGAACGAGTGCAAGCATTTTACTAGCTCAGCCTCACGATTACTTAGGCGCGTCAGGTGTGCCTTGAACTCCGCAGAACCGGGAGTAAGAACTTCACGAAGGACTCGTAACAGACTCATAGCAACCTCATTATTCGGAGGGATTTGAGCTAGGTGGCGAGCTGCGAGCATCAAGTCTTGCATGAATTCGTTCCTGTCCCGTGTTCAAACTCGCAAGACCTTCGCGATGAGTTCCATGCTCAGCGTTGATCTCGATGGTGAGTTCGTTGAGTCTAGCCATCACTCTGTGCTCGAGTGTTAGTAGGCTCTCGGCTACTTTCAATGCGATTTCGTTTCTTGCCTGATCGATTTTATCTCTTGATTCAGTAAGCGCGACGTACATCTTAAGAAGACGGAGTGAGAATAGACCGAGCAGCAGACATAACGCGAGAAGCGTTAGCATACTGACGCCGATTACCCCGGCGTCCTGATAGACCCTAACGAATTCCGTCTGGTACGAGCCTGTTTCGGAAGTCTCAGAGAGACCCTGAACGATGCCCGACTCTTGACGAGCTACCGGAGAACCCGGAGGAATAGGTTGGACAGTGGACACAACTTACCCTCCATTCTTGGGGAGACTCAGGGTCTTCTTAGGCGGGCGAACTCCTGGGCCGGGGCCAGCCGGGGCTGGAAGTGGAGGAGCCTCGTAGATCTGATCCTTCTTCTTCATCAATGCTGTGAAGTCTTCCAGGCTGTATTCGACCGGGATCACGCTGACTTCGCGAAGAGCATAGTACATGACGTCCAGCGGAATGATTCCCCGCTCGTACAGGGACTGAAGTGCGCGCAATTCGCGAGCCGTAAGCTCGGAGCGGACGAACTCCTTGTTGAACTCAGCCACGATACCTGACTTTTCAGGGTCGGAAATATCCCCGCGGATATGAGCTAGATAGCTGAGCGCTTGAGCAAGACCTTCGTCCAGGACCTCGGCTACGTCAAGCAGAGTCGCTTCGTCGCCCGTCTCCAGAAGTTGCCATGCTTCGTCGCTCAGCGCGGCTGCTCGCCGCGTCGATGAGATCAAGCGCCCCCCGAGACTTTGCATCTGAAGCTGCTTGGAGTCTACGGCGTTTTCCAGAAATGTTAGTCCGTGTCCCGTGAACTCGAGAAGCCAAGCCTTTGCATCCTTTTCCAATTCCCAAATTGAGCTCGGGCCGACAGTCCGGGGAGCGTTAGGAGAACCTATTCCCGGGATGTGCTCGGACAGATCGCCCGAGGTAACGTAAGTCGGCATACCAGCATAGAAGCGACCATGCTCTAGCTGAGCGGTTGAGGTGTAGTGCGTCAGATTCATCGTGGCGATGTCGTAGAGGATCGGCAGCTTCGCATCCGGAAGCAGGTCCATCGGATTGAAGAACACGAAGGGGATGTATCGTAGAGGACGCCCACCCTTGGCCGCGTACGGAATCTTGGTAGAGATCGGGGTGCCGGCGATATTCGCAGCATTCGGTCGCACGATCTCCTGGCTGTAGCGCAGTTCGCCTGGAAACTCGGGATCTGGGTCCAGCCGGAGGATGCGGTATATTTCCACAGACTCGGAGCCGTATTCGGTGAGGGTGACTTCATTCTCAATGAGAACGACGCGGTCAGTAATCTTCCGGCCTTTGTGAACGATCTGACGCCAGCCGTAGACATTCTCAGCGTCGTAGCCTGTCAGGTAGGCTTCGTCCGCATTACTGTCCTTGAAGTCGGCGAGGACGCCGTACCTCCCCACCAGGAGTAGCTCAAAGCCGATCTTCTTGGAGAAAGCTCTCAGGGATTCAGCATCCAGAGTGATGTTCGTTTGGTCGAACTTCACAGCGCTCGGGATCGTGAACTCGGGAGGCTTGCGGAAGAGCGAACCCATGAGACCGGTGTGAGTACGACGAACAGCATTGTAGAAGTACGCACGACGCAGATACGAAGTGTAGTCGTCTTCGCTGTGAGCTGAGAACTTCTGGAGATAGATCTTACCACGGGACTTCACACGACCTTCGCCGCCGTAGCAGTCACGAAGCGTGGTCCACGTCGGGGACATGGTGGCGTATGAGTTAGGCTGTTCAAACGAGTAGCCGGTGACGACAACTTGCTTGACCGGATGACTCCAGTACGAGTAGTGGTTCTCTGAACCCGTTCGTGCGTATGCGGAGGCTGTTGGATCGGTCAAGGTGTGGTCCTACGGCTGAGTATCTCAGGCAGGGTTAGCAGCCTCTGTTAAGGGATGCAAGTGACTTGGGCTAGAGCGGTAGGGAGGGGCGCTGGGTGACCATTCGAGACTGATCTGAGGAGGCTCCGGCGGGATTCGAACCCGCATCTTCGGTGTTAGAGGCCGAGGCATTTACCGTTATGCTGACGGAGCCAGATCAGGGCGCTCGTCCCAGACAGCGGTGATCATGTCTGGGACGAGCTACAGGGTAGAGGTGATCATGCCCTGATTTGAAGAAGTAATCAGCCCCTACGTCGGACACGACTCACAACGTAGGGGCTGATATTCGCAGGGCGGGACGTCTGTTACGATAGCCTCCAACCCACCCGGAGATGGATCAGGGAATGAACCCTGCGAATCTTGGTGTCCCCGGTTGGATTTGAACCAACGACATAACCTGATGTGCGCACGACAGGCTGCTCTACCGCTGAGCTGCGGGGAACGGGACAGTTAGTCCTCTTGAAGCGAAGGTGATAGGCCAGAGCCGGATTTGACCTGGGAGAGTTGTTCCCCACGCTGACGCGCAAGCATATGCTGCTCGTGATTTTCACAGGACTGAGCGCGGTAGGTCAGAGATGCAAGAGCACCGGCGCACTTCTCGGCTGCGCGAGCAAAGCCCAAAGCGGCTTCTGGGTCGCAGTCAGAGACCATTTCCTGGGAAGCGCGAATCAGGATGTGGATGCTCTGCTCGGAATCTTCGGCAGTGAGCGTGGTGTGTTCGGTATCGGTCATAGGGTAGTTCCTATCGTTAGTGTTGTACTTGAAGGCGAATTGATCGTCGAAGAGATCATGATACTCTTGGGCGAAAGATTCCGGGGTACAGGTCTCGAGATCCATGATTACAGATGAGTAGAAATCACGACTATTGTACTTCTCTCGAGAGACCCGCCGGAGAAGACTATCTCTCATCTTCTCCAGCGAGATGGTCTTCTTCGGGGTATCCTCAGGCATCGGAAGTCTCGCTCTTCGGGTAGCAGACGAAGTCGATCTCATTCTCGCCGGAGTGTGAATGGGACGCCGTCAGAGCGTCCAGGTCAGCTTCGGCCTGCATAATCTCGATCTGTCGGCGCATTCCAGCGGCGAGTTTCGCGTTGTAGCGGGCGTTCAGCATGATCTGCGCGGCTTCCTGGAGATCGGGGAGGTGATTCGCGGAGAGTTTCGTGAGGTACTCGCGAATACCCTCGTTCGTACCGAAGCTCTTCATCAGGGCGTGAATCTGGGTGGTCTGTATGTCCGACAAGCGTCGCTGGTTCTTGGAAGTCTTGCGGTCCAGCTTGAGATTGCGGATAAGAGTGGAGAGGGAGGCGTAGATCTGCTTCCATTCTTTGACCCAGAGGAGGTAGCGATCTCGCTCGGACATGCCGTGGATCGAGACTACTTCCAGATAGCCGTCACCGTTTATGGACCGAAGGCCGACATTCGGGGAGTGAGCTACGTTCGGGCAGCCGAGGTCCAAGGACGCCACGAAGTTCCTCGTGAGCTTGAAGATCTGGTCCAGACGTTCAGCTGAGTGAGGGCGGTGGAAATTGAAGCTGATGTAGAACGGGCGGGAGATGAAGGTTTTACGTGACATGGTGGTAGGCTCCAGATAGAGTATTTGTGTCGCTGATTCCGGGTTATGCGATTGGGTTCGCATGAGTATCGTTCTGGAGCCGGAGGGCGGGTCTTTGTTGTGGGGAGTCTAACGGCGCATGGTGAGAGTCCTAAGTGGGCGGTTAAAGGTTGATAAGTTGTAGGTTAGGGGTGGTTTGGTCTGGTGGCAAGGGTTAATTGTTCCTTGAGATTTTCGAAATAATTATTTTCGAGAAATGAATTTACTGAAACATTCACTGAGGGCCGCAGGGTGGGCCGGGGGTATACCCCGCCGAGGTACCGTGTACCCTAGGCCCTATACCCGCCTGCAAGGGCCGTAGGGCGCGCATAGCAAAGCGCCCGCTAGGGGTAGTAGCGGGCGCAACGCTTGGGGCTTGTGTGGGCGTTTATGCGCTAGGCCATACAAGCGGCAAGCCCTTAGCCGCGCGCCTTGCATTTACGTTAAGCCAGCCTTGCACTAGGCTAGGCAATAGGCCCTTGGCCGTTAGGGCCGCGCGCATACTACGCGCCGGGCCGCAACCCTTTGCCTTGCGTGGGGCGGGGGCATAGTAGCGGGTGGCGCGCGCAAATGCGGCGGCGCTAGGGTATGCTACGTTATAGGCGTTTGCTTGTGCCATGTTACTTTGTACCTTGTGCTAGGGTTGCGGGTTAAAATACAGCGTTGCCGACCATTAGGGCAATAGGCCAGCTAAGGGCCGCCGCGCCCCATACTAGGGCGCGCATAGCAACTAGGGTATAGTAGCGCATAACATTAAACCTTGTGCTTGTGTTGCGTGTAGGGCGCGCAGCACATGCCGCGCGCCCCTTGTGCTTGTTACTTGGCAAGGCCGTGCTTGGCCATTGCAAGGCCCTTAACATAGCCAGCGGCAAACCCGGGCGTTGGCGGGTTGCTTGCGGTAAAGTGTACACCGTTAGCCTTAGTGCCCAAAAATGCCGCCAAGCAAGCCGGGCTAGTTAGCATGGCCGTAACAATGGCCGCGCCTGTTGCACTGTTGCCCCCGTTGCTGGCAATGCCAAGCGCAAGGCATGTTGCACCTATAGCCGTTAGCCTGCCGTGCGCGTTTAGGCCATTGTTGGCAATAAGCGCATGGCCAGCGGGCGTTAGGGTAAAGGTGCGCGCGGCAAAGGCCGGTGCAAGGCCCTTAGTGTACTTGCGCGCAATACTTGCAGCCGTAAGGGGCGCGGTGCCCATTGTAAGCACGTTATGCGCTTGCGCTGCAAGGGTAGCGGCAATGGCCGCATTGGGGTTTACAACAACAGTTGCAGGGGTTGCAGCGGGGGCGGTTTTGGTTGCAGCTTGTGCCATGTTACTTTGTACCTTGTGCTAGTGGTAGGGGCTAGGCCCTAGGGCAACACCGTGTTGCCTGCCCTTTACCTAGTGGCGGTTTTTAGGCCTGTAAAGCCCTAAAGCGCATTTATTTGCACTTAGGCTAAAATAAATGCGCTTAGGGCCTAAGCACTAGGGCACTAGGGCCGCACTGGTGCATGATACGTTATAACATGCCCGAGACCTGATGCAAGGACCGTGCCAGACTGAGCTGAGGAGGACCGTGCCAGACTGAGCTGAGGAGGACCAGATTCTGGTCTAAACTCTTCTCTTCGCTCTAAGTCTTCTAGAGTTGAGTTTGAGCAAGACTTGACCTCGAGAGCGAAAACCCTCCGGTCAATTTTCTCGCTCAAATCTTCGGCGATCAGTCCCGACCCCAGACTCTAATCTCTTCGCATCCAGCCAGGAAATCATCCTCCTCGGTCGCCCAGATCGGACCTCGCGTCCCGTCGCAACCGAAACCGATCAAGCGAGGCTGATTCAATCGCTCATGAAGTCTACCAGCGCTGAATCCCGTAAGAAGAGTTGAGAAGAGGGCGAACATAAGTAGAGCTGCATTGGTCCGAGTCATGCGTAATACTCCTCTTCTTCTCTCTTCGCGCGCTCTTCCTTCAGGAACTGATCCTGGAGATAGAGATCGGCTGCGGCGTAACCGATATCCAGCCGGCGAGAGCAGTCTTGAATGTCCTCAAGCGAGAACCCGAAGCTTGAGATATAGGTCATACGTTGTTCCCCTTTCTCCACTCTTCCTGCCCGACCATGAAGCCATCCATGTAGTCGTCGTTCTTAGGACGAGCTGGATAGCCACGCGACTTTGGATTGCAGTAAGCGTCTGCATATCCATGTTGCCAGTCGGTCATCAAATATGTCCTCCCAGAGCGCCGACGTAGTTGTCGTACGACTGAACCAGCCGCTTCCCAGCCGGGAAGTGCTCTAGCCGATTACGAAGCGACTCAATACTCTCGTTCTCCCCGACGGGCCGAGGTAGGATCCTGCGGGCCCGATTACGTAACTCTTTGTCTGTCATGACCTTGACTCCTGCTAGGAACGCGGCAACCCCGCCGCAACACCCTTATGCGCGGCATTCGCTCACGCCCCTAGCGTTATTTGCTCCCTACTCGTACTCAGCGTCCACGATCTTGTCGTCCAGGATGCTGAACAACCAGACGGCATGACCAATGACCATGAAGAGGAGGACGAGGCAGACGGCGAGCAGTCCCATGTAACCATGGATCAGAAGACCGAAGTCATCCTGTTGGATGATGATCATTCCGAGGCAGAAAGCCGAGGCCAGCATGGCGACGAGGTGAAGAGCGATACGCATGATTGGACTACCTTTGCTAGGAGACAGCCTGCTGCTGCCATACCCGCTTATGGGGCGCAACTAGTCGCGCCCCTAGCGTTATTTGCTCACGGATATCGCAGGGTCAGGTGCTCAGCCAGTGCAGCTCGCATCTTGGCTTTATCACGCTTCTTCTGCTCGGCCGACCTCTTGTCCTGGACGACCTGATGAGTGGTCGTCCTCGCGATCATAGCGAACGGATTGCGCTTGGTCTTACTTCCCATGTCAAAGTCCTCCGGTCAAGATTCTAGGCCACACTACCCTCGTACGCAACCGGCAAGATCCAGACAGAGCCTGCCGACTGGAGTGGGCTACCACCCATGGAAATGATAAGCCCCGGCCCAGCGCGAGTTTCTGTGCGCGCGACATCACCGTAGCCCCAAGAGGTCTGCCCGTGACCCCATGACAGTGGGTGAGCTCCGTCCCAGGAGGCGATGGATTGACTTGGTAGGCCGTAAATACCAGCCGGGAGTTCCGTACCGTCTTCTGGATCGTAGACTTCGTAGTGTTCACCTGGGACATCGGGAAGAGCGGCTATGGCCGCTAGGATGATGTTGAGTTCCATGGCAGCCTGCTGACCAGCCGCCAGATCAGCGGTGAACATGGTGACAAAGTGTGCCTGGAGTTCCTGAACAGTCTTGGCCATAGTGGAATTGAACCTTGCTAGGTGCGGCCCTATTGCCGCACCCCTGTTATGCCCTACCTATGCTCCTTCACCAAGCCCTTAGTACTCGTTAAACTCCTCCATGAGCGTCGCCTTCAGCCTGTTCTCCACGACCTCCAATGAAAGAGCCTCGCCGTTCTGCCTCGCGAAGCCGTTCACCGTTTGGATCGCCTTGCGGAAGTCATCGCGTGAGATGGTGGATACGTCAGTGCGGATCTCCATCTTCTGGGTCGGAGCAGCGATTGGGACGCTCTGAACCGTGATCTTCGCACCCTTGCGATTCTTGCGATTGACCTCCATCGGAGCCTTGCGGATCTCGGGGATGGAGACGACGATCGTGCTCCCCTCAATAGCCGACACCGGGACGTCCATGAGGCCAAAGGGCTTGACCCGAGCCTCAACGAAAGAGCCCCTGCTCCCATCATAGGCCATCAGTCGGAACGTGGTCTGTCCCTCGCGAAGGAAAGTGGTAGTCGAAGGGTGGACCTTCTTCTTCGAGTCCTTAGCGGGAGTAACCACCAGCTCCAGCTTCCCGCCGACGATCGTGGTCAGCCGGATGTATGCACCCTGATCATACATGGAACGGTACTTCTCCGGGATGTGTACCGACAGAATCCTATCCCGCGTCAGGCCGACGCGAGCAGTACCGAGTTCACTCATAGGGATAATCCTCTTCTTTTCAGCTTCTATCATCGCGAGTCCGAGACCGCCGACCTGTCTAGCATCAAGCATCTTCATCTCCAAAGATCGCCAACCGGTCCTCAGGAGTGTATCCGGTAATCATGAACTGTCGCTCATCAGGAGTCAAGTTGGGAAAGCAATCCTGAATCAACTCCCCGTTCTTCCACCTCAGAAGCTCTTCGTTCGTGACCTCGATCATTATCGAGTTCGTAAGCCCCGTTAAGGGGCTCGTTCGCTCAACCTTGAACTTCACGGTCAGCCTTCCGAGCATCCTTCATCGCCTGCCGAGCGTGGACGAACAGAGAGTCGTCGCTACCACGAGCCAGCTTGGTCGGCAGCTTGGTGACGGTCACACCCTTGGCGCTCATAACCGCATTCGCAGTCTGTTCACGCATCTGAGCCTTGGTCATGTTCATGCTAGTAATCTCCTGAGCCTGCCGGGGTGGGTGGCCGCAACACCTTTATGCAGGCATAGTTGTCACACGCAAAGGGTTATTTACTCCTGCGTCTCCAGGTTCACGTATTCATCGGCCGACTCGGAGCTCGGCCCCGCGTTGGTCAGCGAATCGTACAGCTCGAGCTCGTTATTCCGAGTCTTCTTCGACTTCCGGAACTTCTTGATCGCCTTTTCAGCGAGGACGTACTTGTCAGGTGTCAGCTCATCCAGTGTATTCACGCTCATCGGATCTGTGCTCCATTCTGGCTCGGTCCACCGAGCGGATTGTTGAGGTTCACGCGCTCACCAGCCGCGACTCCCTGGAGATAAGCCTGAGTATCAGCTATCTGCTGGGGAGCCGCTTTCCTCAGGTTCATGCCGAGCTTGTCAAATTCGCTCTTCACGAGCTGATCCTTGACAACGACCAGAGAGTTACCAGTCGCTGCTCGTTTACGAGCTTCACGCAATTCCATCAAGCGAGTTCCAGCTCGATTAGCGAATCCCATCCGGTAGGACTGCCGCTTCTTCATGGAATAACCGTGAACCTGCATGTACTCGCTCCAGCCATAGTCCATGGCCTCGGAGCAGACTTCGTACAGATACTCGCCGACCAGCAGATCGTGTGGAGTCCCGAAGAAAGTGAAGTTACCCTCTCCGGTGCGCCACACGATTAGATCGCACAGCCGACCGATCGCAGTACACAGCGAGCCTGCGTAGTTGTCGGCTGCTCGCATGACCTGCTTCTTGCAGTCGGCAGTCTCCCGCTTCAGGCCGACCTCGTCCATTTCAAGGTCGTGCTTCTCCAGGAGCTCGCCCATCTTCTGGGCTGCTGCCATCGCCTCGGCTTCAGTGCAGCCGTTCTCGGTGGTCTTCGCCTGGAGTTCGCGGATGATGCGCTTGACGCGCTCGAGAGCGGGATTGGGTACGGTGTTCATATCCGCCCCTCCATGATCTCGTTCACCACGAGCATGAGCTCCTTCCAGTCTCGCTCAATAGCGGGGACGAAGCGGTACGTCTGCTTCACGCCGGATGGATCCAGGACGCCGAGCATGAGTAGGAGCTCTCCTTCGTGACGCTCATCGTCACCCATCGCCTCGTAGTACGCTTCGCACCGAGCGAAGAGGTCACGTGTCATTGCGGGTCGCTGCGTGATGTCGACCTCGAGCCAGCGAGCAGCTGGATCATTGTCCTGCGAGCAGAACGAGATCATGAGCCATTCGTAGAAGGTCATGCTTCTAACTCCTCCGTTGCGATAATCGCGCCGACTTCAAGGCCTCGCATCATCATACCGATGTATTCGTCGGCGTGAGTTGCTTTGCACGAGCCGATCGTGGCGGTAGGCTTACCGACTGCATCCACACGCTGAAGAAGAAAGTGGAGTCCACCACCTTCATCCCAGTAGGGCCAGATGCGGACGTTCTTGGCGATGATATCGCGGGCTTGCTGATATGTCATTGCTAGGCTCCTTGGAATGAATGGCGCTACCTACGCCCTAACCTTGTACTACCCCACGTAAAGTCACGCGCAAAGCGTTGATTAGTCCCAAACCGAGCTACTTTGTAAACGCTCACACGGCCCTGCGTGGGTATGGGTGCGGCACAGGTAGCGCGCTACGTGTGAGCGCGCGCAAAAGTACTCTCGAGGCGGTCTCGAAGGCCTCTTGGTGCTGGTGCCTAGGGGCTAGGCCAGCCGCCCGTCTAGCTCTTCAGCGATAGTCAAAGAAATACCCTGAACGATCCCCAAGGTAGTAAGGACCGAACAGGGTATATCCCGTCAGCAGAGCTCTGTGCTCACAGGCGCTCCGCTGGACTCATAGCGTACACTTCACCCGACCTAGCACCCGGGATCCATGCAGCCGAACTAAAACCCGTTACCGTGTCGTTGGACACACTGAAACTCTTGGTCCCAGCCTAGATACTCAAAGGTCGCCTCTCCCTGGATCAGTTCCTGCTTGTTGAGGAACGTCCAGCAGAGCATTGGTAGACCCGAGTCATCCCCTTTGTTCGCCAGACCCTTGGGGGCGGTGATCCCAGGCTGACGCTCGGCGTATTCTTGAGCTTCTTCCCATGACCCCGCAAACGAGACGCGGATGGATCCTGTAACCATTGGGGGAGACTCCTACTAAATGGGTACGGCGAAAGGGGAGAGCCGCAGCCCTCCCCTCCCGGTTGTGTCGCCGGCGACTTAGCCGTTGGCGATCTTCTTCTGTTCGGCTTCAGGCGCTGCTTCCACCCGACGGCTCGGCGCCGTCTTGGTAGCATGGATGTTCACGAAACCCTTAGTGATGGCGGTGTCCAGCCAGCCTTCTGCCCAACCGATCGGAGGCAGCGATTCGCAGTACTTGGAACGCTTGTTGCCGATCTGCTTCTTGCGCAGCTCTGTGATGACCTTCACCACCGGAACACCTGCCCGACCGAACGACTGGACGATGGCGCGGATATCGGAGTAAACGCTGCCTGCGCGGAGTTCCTTGTGGTTGTTGCCCGGGATGAGCACCTTGTCGCCGTGCTTGTAGTTCTTCAGCATCGGGCTGCGTTCGGCACGAGCGGCGGCGTCACGCTCGGTGTACTTGTATGCCGGCGAGCCGACCACGTCGGTGAGATCCTGCACCGTGGTATCGTCGTCCAGCGCAATGACCGGGACGTCGGCGAAGGGGTCAACGACAACAGCTGCTGGAGCAGGTGCCGGGTCAGCATCAGGAACGATCGGGGTGATCGGCGCGCCGCCGTCGGTGACAGGTTCGTTGGTCACGGGTTCAACAGGCTTGCGGTTCGCATTGGTGTTCTTGGTCATGATATTCTCCACATTGTGTCCTGCCCGCTTGCCGGGGTGGACTTGGGTTTGGTGCTTGGGGCCGTTTGCCCCGCTGCCATTACGTTTTAGGGCCTACGTGCTCAAACGCCTAACTCTATCTGGTCCAAGGATGTAATTAGTTTCTCCAGGAACTCTTACGCGCGCACGTATATAAAGGCCACAATGCTCGTAAGGCTCATTTTGGTCCCTCTAGCTCCTAGGACTAGTCTTACATTGCGCATGGACGGGGCCGGGGCCATATTAAGGCTAGCAAGTAGTACCGGAGTAAAGTACATGGGTCAAGTTCCACCAGTATGGATGTGGGTCGTTATGTTCTTCTTCGTCATGTGGCTCTTTTCGTAATCTATAGGGTAATCACATGAGTAGTAATGTCGTATCGTTCGTAGAGGAGTCGTGCTTTTCTGGAGAAACGTTCCGGTCAGTTCGACGCGAAGTAGTTTTCACAGTCCAAGGCTACGGAAATCGCCTCGGTCAAGCGTGTAAGGTTGATCTAGTTGCTGACAACGGGATCTGGTACGATCATGAGGATACGTATCTGCTCGCGCTGTTGCAGACTCAGGCTCCGGGGATAGACTGGGGATCATTCGTCTTTCATAAGAAGATGGATCATTCAGCGATCGAGATCATTGATACTGACACAGATGAAGTGGTCGGGTCAATTCATGTCCGTCGTGGGACTAAACTGAGTTTGGCACCTGAGACAGTCTGTGCTACTGTGGTTAATATGGCACAGTGGAAGGAGTCCAGGAATGAACGACAGCGACTTGAGGAGTACGACCGATCGAATGCGGATGAAAGTCCAGCCGACGGTACGAATTAACGACGTCACTCGGCGTCAGGTCATTTCCAAGATTGATGATCTCTGCGATAAGGTGAGCGAGTGTGTTCACTATGATCCAGCCTATGACGGGACGTCCGGAAAGTGGACTCTCGATCGGATCGGCGGGTTTGAGATTGAGGTGAGTGTCGTGATTCGGAGGGAGAAGGCGTGAGTTTGTTTCATACAAATACGGTAAAATTGATCGGTGGCCTGCGAGGGAGAGCCGTTCGGAGGGTTGTTGGAGAAGAATGGGAAGAGATGTTGAGCTTTTCCCGAGAAGATCCGGAGGCGATCACGATCACGGCACCTCCAATGGATCGGATGGTGTACAAGAGTAAGAGCATCCCAATGGTGAGAATCGACGCTGAACGCGACGACATTCTCCGGGCGAGAGACTCCAGTTTGGTGTCAGATCATCATATTTTAGTCCTGACATGGTTGATTCGACGTGAAATATACATGGCGAGATACCCGACCAACGATGTGATTGATAAGTTCTTTGACAAAGGGATTCGTGGGTCTATGGGCGACCTGCTGAAGTCTGGGAGTTGGATCGACGAGCCTGAGAATCACAGAGTTGAAAATCTCAACCAAATGTTGAGAAAAATTGATCTCGGTCGCCGTTCTCATCTAAACTACACGTCTAATCAGGTGATGTGGGTCGATCTGTCCAAGAAAACCAAAGATAAGGACAGTGGTCGCACGGATTTGACCGACCCTTACGCTGATTACGAGAAGGCCCCGACAGAAGCCAGAGCTCAACTCCGGAAAGCGAAGCCTTGGATGGCTGCAAAATGGCTTGAACTCTACGGAGAATAAAGAAAGACCCCGACGAACTCGTGAGAGCGCGACGGGGCTTTCTTTTGCTACAGCCAGACCCTACATCCGGACGTCCACTCTCGATAGCCTAAGCTGGTTCAGCGGACAAGTGCTATTTTATCTAGAGTAGCATAGAATTACCCCCTCAGAACACCAAAATAGGGACCCCTAGACCCTTAGGCTAGAACAGCATTTTAACCAAACAGAAGCATAGAAGCCGGTCTACGCTTCTGTTTTACTAGCAGTTACAGTAGTTTACCCGTCACGCTAGAATATCACCGGTCTATGCTTCACCCCCTATGGTTACTGGTAGTAATTTATACAGCCCTACTGTGATGCTTTACCAGTGAGAGTTTATCGTTAAACGATAATCTTTTAGTAAAAACTTCTAGTACTCGACGGCTATATACATATTCTATTGTAATGAAGTATTCTAAGCTAACAGCCAACCCTTTGGTAAACAAGCAGAAATCAGGATCGTCTTGAAGACTCCTCTATTCTAGCCTTCTAGCCCCTATTCTAGCCTACCCCAAAAGCTATTCTAGCCTTCTATACAGACCTACTTTAGACCAAATAACACCTTGCCTTTGGATTAACAAAAGCGCACTATTAACTACATTCCGGCTACCCCTAGCCAAGTTTGGAGCAGCATCCTCGTGGGAATCTACACCGACAACCTCCGTCGCCGACGCAAGATCCGTAACAAGTCCTCAAGCATCACGGAACGCCGCTATTCCTATCTAGAAACTGGCCGCCGCACCGACGCGACACGACCGAACTCAACCACACACCTCATCTCCTGCGCCATCATGCGTGACGGGTTCCTTCACCGCGGATATCAGTCTCACGCCAACCTACGCGGATCCCTTGGCGACCCAGACCCCTACACCGAAAAGCCGACCGACATCTCGGGCTTCTTCACCTCCGACGGTCGATTCGTAACCCGCTCCGAAGCACAGCCGATCGCCCTCGCAGCATCCCAGATCCGCCAGCTCCAAAACAGACCCCTACTCTCCTCAGACATCGACTGGAACGTCCCATGACCCCGACCACCGAGGAAGCTGCTGCGTTGGCGGCAACTGTGCTTGAACTTTTCAACGGCGGGCTGGTGAATGTCCCCGACGAGAACAATACGCGAGGGTTCACCACCCGCTACCAGCCTTTGGAGGCGATGAAGGCGGCGCTCTATGTAGCACTCACCACCGAACGCGACACCCTTCTAGCAGGCCAAGCCCGCGCCGATATGGATGAGGCGGTGGGGATCATTAAACCGTTCGTCGCGCACGCACCTTTCTTTGAAGGTGTTTCGGCAGTCCACATCGTCGTGACTGTTGCGGAAATGGATGCCGCCCGCGCCTTCCTCGCCCGTCACACACAGGAGGCCGGGCCAACGCTGGAAACCATCGCTAGCATGATCCAGTGGGGCGATGAGACGTTCGGCCCATGCACAGCTGACAAGGCGATTAGCCGCGCTGGCGAAGAATGGCAGGAGATGATCGAACCCGGCGCAGATGTGCCAATCGAAGCTGCTGACGTAATCATTTGCCTGATGCGCATCCCCGGCATTGCCGATGCCATCCAGCGGAAAATGACGATCAACCGGGCGCGCAAATGGCGGCTGATGGGTGACGGCACCGGCTACCACATTCCTGTGCAGGAGGCCGAACGTGGTTGACCCGAGCCAGAGCGCGCGGGATGCGGCGGACGTGACGCCGGAAGATCGCACCGCAGCATGGGATTTTAGGAGGTTCCATTGCCTGCCAGACAGCCAGATGAGGTATCGTTGGTTCGCTGGTTGGTATGACCGTTTATCAGAAGGTAAGGCTATCCAAGTCCTCGCAGCGCACCGCATAGCAGCCGAGCAACGCGGCCACGCGCGGGGAGAAGCCGAGCGCGCCGCTCTCGATACCGAAATCACCAGACTAACCTCCGCCTTGGAGCATGCAAACGCCCTAATCACACAGGGCAACGAACTCCTCGACGAAGCCCAACCCATCATCACGGAACAGGCCGACGAGATACGAGAACTCACTCTTGAGTTGGCCCGCAAGGAGCTCCCCACACCATGACCAACACTTCCCCCGAAACCCGCCGCGAGAACCTCGCTCTTCTCGCCACCTATCTCGAACAACTTCCGGCCGACTATACTCACTTCCACATGAGTCATTTCTTCTACGACTGGACGACCTGCCACCTCCTAGAACGTCGCAAATTCACCACCTTCGACTTCCTTACTGACCCCCAGACTATCCTCAACACCTGTGGAACAGTTGCTTGCTCGCTCGGCCACGGCCCCGCTGCTGGAATTCCGATGAACGTCCTCCCCGAGAACTTCGACTCGATGTCCTCTTGGTCGCAGTACGCCGACCTGTTCTCATCCTCCTACGAGGAGTATGAGTGGCTCTTCTCCGGTGCTTGGTCAGCCTACGACAACAGCCATCGCGGCGCAGCCGCAAGGATCCGCTGGCTGCTAGACGGACGACCTATTCCACACCTCGGCACTTACCCGAATGAAGACGCTGTCTATTCCCACGCAGCCGTCGCCCTCTATCAGGAGTTCGTAGTACAATGACCCTCACAGACCAACAGCGCTCCAACCTAGATAAGCTTGCCACATACCTCGAGTCGCTCCCAGCCACCCCTCCAGCCGAAAGCACCCCTTCCGATGTATGAATCTATCCCACTCACCGAATTCCACCGCGAGAACCTCGCCAAACTCGCAACCCATCTGGAATCACTCCCGGTTGATTACAATCACTTCAACATGGGGCTGTACTTCTATTCCGCCGCGTCTGTCACAATCGACCGTTCCACCCACGACTACTTCAAAGACCCTGAACGTATCAATATATGCGGAACAGTCGCCTGCGCGCTCGGCCACGGACCCGCCTCTGGAGTCAAGCCGACAGAGACAGAATCCTTTACGTGGAGCGGCTACTCCGAAAAGTTCATCCCTCGTGGAGAACAACTCCTCAGAGCTGAATTCTACTGGCTCTTCTGCGGTGCGTGGGAGAGAGTCGAAAACACTCACTACGGGGCAGCAGCTCGCATCCGCTATCTACTGGACCACGGTCACCCTCCCGAGAAATTCACCGTCGACACCTTCTACTCTTATGAAGCCGTCGCCCTGTACGCGCCGTATCGCGTCGACTATCAGCCCGCAACCGAAAGCACCAGCTCATGACCCTCCCCGAAGGAACCCGAGTCGTCGTCCGAGACACTAGTCAAGCCGGAACGATTGTCAGCTACTACCCAGTCAGTCAGCTCTACATCATCGACCTCACCGAATCGCAGACCAACGCTCATGTCGTGCGGCCAGCCGCCGAGTTCACTGTCCTGAAACAGGAACCTCCCGTCACAACGGTCGTCCACCCCAAATACCCCGTCGGCGCACTCGTCAAGTATCTCGACAATGGAGCTCGCGCCCTCGCCAAGGTAACTCAGTTCGTACCGACTCCCGAGGAGACATGGCCCTACGTCGTCCAACTCACTCCCGACTCCTTCCAGAGATGCGAAGAAGCCGATCTCCAGTGGCTGACCACTGACGAGTTCCTGGATCTGCTGGAACCGGAGACCTGCCTCCCTGTCCCAGAACAGCCGCCGACTCGCGTCCCCGAACCCAAGCCGAGCCTCTACGATCTCATTCGCAAGGAAATCGGAGATAAACTTTCTGATCTCTCGGCGGACTCTCGTGAGTACCAGATTAACTACGTGGTGAACCATTTGTCCCCGGAACAACTTCTTCTTCACATCTCCCGTATCCTCGACGACACCGATCTCTTCGAACACTATCCCACGGAGGAGTAACTCGATGGACGAACTCGAACCTGCCGCCATGATCTTGATCGCAGCATCGATCATCCTCATGTTCCTCCCACCCTCAATAGACCCCGCCATACGGATCAAAGAGCATCAGCTCCGCAACAAGAAGGACCGTACCCGCCATGACGTTTGATACATCACCGAAGTCTGATCCAGAGGATGTACTTGAACTCTCCCCCGGCCACTTTACATTCCGGGACGACATCACTGATCCGCTGGATCGACTGTTCCAGCAGGGTGTAGCGAACTTACTGGCTGGCGTCATGCGACCCTCCATGGAAGAGGAAGCTCTTCGTGTCAACCAGATCTCGGAAGTTATCATGACCTCAGCTCGAGTCTATGCTTTCGCAGTATCTCAACGCGAAGCTCTCGAAGCGAAAGTCGCCCAGATCTCAGAGCAGGTCCCCGAACCCACCGAGCTGGATCGGGTCAAGTTAGAGCTGGCGATGCTACAAGAGTCGATGGACGAACGCCTGCGCAAGTTCAAGGAGGATTTCCCCAAGCCGACTTCGCCGACTGCGCGGTTCGCCACGCCTCCCGCTGAAGTCGCCGAGACCCAGCCCGAGCCTGGACCTCTTTACCCCGCTCTCAAGAAGGGCGACCCC